ACGCATTTGTAAAAAAGAAAACAAATGATATCAATAGAAGCCCTTGTAGAAGCATTTATATTATATTATATTAAAATATATTTCTATATTGTCTTTTTATATAATATTAGTTGTTAGATTAAAAATCTGAATTAAATGTAAAATCATTTTCGGATTTTTCTACATTTGCCAGAGCATAATCAGATACCTTTTTTTCAAAGAATGAAGTTTTGCTCTCTAGACTAATCATTTCCATCCAGCTAAAACTATTGGCTACATTATAGATCTTAGGGTAGCCGAGTTGGACACAAAGTCGGTCGGCTACAAATTGAATATATTGCCCCATCAATTCACTATTCATACCAATTAAACGACATGGTAACGCATCACAAATAAATTCAATCTCTATTTCAACACATTCCTTAATAATATCGTGGATTTTCTGTTTTGACAACCTCTTCTCCAATTTTGAATACAATAGGATCGCAAATTCGCAATGAAGCGCCTCGTCACGGGAAATCAGTTCGTTACTGAATGTGAGCCCAGGCATTAGGCCGCGCTTCTTAAGCCAAAAGATGCTACAAAATGCGCCAGAGAAGAAGATACCTTCAATACACGCAAAGGCTACAAGACGCGTAGCAAAACTGCTGCGATTATCATGAATCCATTTCTGTGCCCAATCAGACTTCTTTTTGATACATGGGAAATTCTCAATCGCATTAAAGAATTTGTGTTTTTCTTCCTTGTCTTTAATATATGTCTCAATTAGCAAACTATACGTGTGACTATGTATATTTTCCATCGCAATCTGGAACCCATAGAATGCTCTGGCTTCAGAAACTTGTACATCGCTCATAAAACGTTGCGCCAAATTCTCCAGAACAATACCATCTGACGCAGCAAAAAATGCCAAAATCATAGAAATAAAATGTTTTTCGTCAGCATTTAAAGAGTCCCAGTGGTTTAGATCTTTTGATAAATCGATTTCCTCGGGTCGCCAAAAGCAATCAACTTGCTTCTTATACATAGCCCATATATCGTCATGTTTAATTGGGAACATAACAAACCTGTTATCATCTGGCGTAAGTAATGGTTCTTTAGACATCCTAAATAATATATACCAAAGATTTTATATTCTATTTTAATTCAATAAATTCAATAAATTCAATAAATTCAATAAATTCAATAAATTCAATAAATTATATATATTTAAAATTTAAAATTTATTCTATTAAGATAATAATGAGTAATAAGGATTTGTCCAAACTGTCATTAGCTGAACGCGATTTATTAATAAAGAAAATAGAAGAAGAAATTAAAAATAAAAAACAACTCTTAATAGATGAGACAAAAAGTATTGAAACGGGTAAAAAAACTAACAAATTATTAGAAGGTGTATATACAAATTATAAAGCATACTATGATACTACAGTTAATGAAAAACAGCAACAATATGACGCAATGATGCTACTTAAGGAATATTTAGATGATTTAATAAAGAAAGAGAAAATGACAACGCGAGAAGTAAAAAATATGAAAAGGGATCAAGATAATATCATATTAGAAATGGAAACAATAACACGTGAATTAAAAGAAATAACAAAATAAATTTAATAATTACTATTATTGTATTTTAAATTTATTTAATAAAAAAATAATATATTATATAAATGGTAAAAATTTTTGGAATAAATTTATTTGAATGTTCTGTTTGTAATGGGCGCAAACACAGAATGACAAGAAAGGGTCACTCTCATGCTCACATGCGTTCATATAAGGGTGGTTATGTATATAAAGGCGACAAATATGCTGCTGGTGAAGATGTTACACATTCGTCTGCTAGTAATAATAGTAATAATAGTAATAATAGTAATGGAAAAGGCAAAGGTCTTAGTCGAAGGCGAAAGCATAGTCGAAGACAAAAGCATTAATTTATATATCTAAATCCATGTTTTATTTCATATAACATACCATGAATTGTAGGTAAATATATACATTTATTTGGCCAATATCCAGTTAATTCTCTCGTTGATAATGATGAATGCGACATTCGCATTCTAATTATTTTTTTTCGTTCAGCATAAATATTCTTCCATTTACGCTGAATCAGTTTGATCCACATAGTTTTAATTATAACAACACAATGTTGGGATGGCAACACGATACATTCAGCAATCTCTGGTTTAATATAATCTGGTCTAGCAATAATATTATGATAATTTCGTATAGTATTATGTGGTTTTAATAACACTATATTTTGGGTAAAATGATAATATTTATTATAATCATTTGAGAATGAATTTATACTAGTTGAATTATTATTATATTCTTCATCATCTTCATCGTCGCTATAGTCTTCATCTGTACTATCATCGTAAAAATCACTATCACCTTCAATTAGTGTTCCAGATAAGCCCTCAAATTTATCTGCTAATAAATAATGACCATCAATTGGCTCAATTATGTTATTATCACCTCCATGTATATGTTTATTAAATAATTCACATAGAACTAAATTAAAACGTGATTGATTCTTTTCATATTGATCTTGTTCTTGATTTTGTAAATTAATATTGCTCATTGTAAATATAATATAAAATTAATAAATATTAATAATATTACATCAATTTTTTTTAAATATAATATATATATAATGAGTTTTGCAAGCGAAGCAGCCAATTTATTAACTAACAAATATTTTCTATATTTTATTGTATTTGTAGCAGTTACCAATATTATGGGTTATATTGTTACACAGAAAATGAATGCTGTTGTATTTTTTGTCCTAGTATGTATTTTGATGATTAACTTTAGTAAAAATATGACGGTTGTATTAATTGTCGCGATTGTTGCGACTAATTTATTAATGGCAAATAAGTCTATCAGAGAAGGTATGGAATCCGGCGACATTAAAGCTGCGATTGCTGATAAAAAAACGACTGATGATTCTACTACAACAACTGATCCTAATGCTACAACTGATCCTTCTACAACTGATACCACTAGTACTAATGCTGCCGCTGTTGAAGCCGCAGCGCAGGCATTTAAGGCAGCAGGAGGAACCGTTACGGCTGATACTAAAACAGAAGTTGCTAATAGATTAAAAGCTAATGCTAAGGTTAAAAAAGCAACCGCTGATACGACTTCTACTGATCCTGTACCTGTAGATGAACCATTTACCTCTGCCGGATCTGGATTTAGTGGAAAGAAACGCGGAGCAATTGGTGGCCCAGCAAAAGTATCTCGCATAGATTATTCGACTACTTTAGAACAAGCATATGACAATTTGGATAAAATGTTAGGCAGCGATGGACTCAATAATTTGTCTGCTGATACTGAGAAATTAATGGCTCAACAACAGAAATTATTTAGTGCCGTAAATACTATGTTGCCAATGATTGACAAGGCCCAAGGCATGATCCAAGGATTAGATATGGAAAAAATAAACAGTCTTGTTGGCATGTCTGATAAGTTTGGAAGCTTTGGTTCAAGTAAACCAAAACCGCAATAAATGTATAAATTTATTATAATGAATAAAGTATTTAATATAATAATATATAAATGAAGAAATGTCCTCCTGGAGTAATATGTATTGAAAATTTTACAACCTTGATATTTTTTATAATTATATTTATTTTTGGGTATTTCATTTATATTAGTTATAACAATGGTAATACTAGTAAAAATAATACTAATAATCATAATCATAATCATAATTATGATAATATTAGAACCATAGAATTACAACCAAATTTCCCTTATAACAATTTAGGGCTACAAAACGATGTTCTGTTAAATCCATATGATGCTCCATATAAAGATGAACGATATTTGGTCCCCAAAATGAATCTTATACCGGCTGGAGCAGTGCCAATAAATGTATCTACAAGTGTAGGCGCAGTTGACACAAGTTACAGACAAATTGGCATAATTACACCATTAAACGGAACAACAACTAACAATATTTTACCTCTCATGGGGCGACCATTATTCACAAGCAGACAGAAATGGCAATATTATACAATTTCTAATCAACATAATAATGTTAAATTGCCTATTTCGGTAAAAGGCAGATCAGCATTGACTGATTATGGTGTTGATGAGGTATTTAGTGGCGATACTATATATGTTGAAGGTTACAATGACGCGTTTAAGGTAACTATTTATGAAAATGACACCATCAAATATTTACCTTTTTTATAAATGCGTAAAATGTATATTCAATTATATACATAAGTATTTAAATATACAACTAGATATTTATGTATATTTAAATGGATTTAGGTTTCATTATATTAAGACATGTTAATTCTGAAATATCGAATAATTATTGGATCATTTGTTACAATCAAATTCGTAAATTTTATCCGACTAATAAAATTCTATTAATAGATGATAATAGTAACTATGATCTAATTTCAAAAGATATTGAGTTGACTATGACGAATACTACAATTATCCAGTCTGAATATAAAGGCAAAGGTGAGATATTACCATATTATTATTATTTATCAAATAAACTATTTGACATTGCTGTTGTTATTCATGATTCAGTATTTATACAAAGATATATTGATTTTGGAACAGATAATCGATTTATCTGGGAGTTTGAACATCATTGGGACAATATACAAGATGAAACCAAAATGATGAGCGTATTAAATAATCATGAAGAATTACATGAATATTATAATAATAAATCATTATGGAAAGGGTGTTTTGGTACCATGTCTATTATTAATCATGATTTTTTGAAAATACTAGAAGATAAATATAATATTTCAAATTTAGTAAAATATATTACTTGTAGACAAGATCGAATGGCATTAGAAAGAGTCTTTGGGTGTTTATTTACAAAAGAAAATAGTAGTAATCCTTCTTCTATGTTAGGAAATATTCATAAATATTGTTGTGTTGGTCAATATTATCAATGGTATATTGAAAATAGAATACATGATGATCCGTTAATTAAACTTTGGAGTGGTAGATAGATAAAATAATGGATTATCAAGTATTCTAATATGCTCGAATTGAAATATTTTTAAGGTTAAATGGTCGTTTCCTTCTAAATGTATGTGTATGTGTTAGAACCTTCTTATTTTTAAAATTTTTCCGTGTTTGCTTTTCCTTTAAAAATATTTTATTTAATCGTCCTTTAGTTAATTTCATTGTCATTATTGTTATAGTTATAAATAATATATTTTATTTGTATACTTATATAAATATGTTAGCAACAAGTAATACTGATAAATGTGATATATATTCACCAATAAATATATCTGAAGCATTAAGTAATGGTAAATGTATTGATAAATGTGATTACAATATTGATTACAAAAATAGCTCAATTCCTATTTCAAATCACGGGACCTATTTAAAAATTAGTTATGATAATAGTGACCCCCCTGTAAAATTTCATACAGACTCATATAAAGTAACTGAAATCAGAATATATTCCCCATCATTACATACATTTAACGGAGTAAAGACACAAGGCGAAATGGTAGTAATTCACACATCAGTTAATGGTGGCAAACAATTATTTGTTTGTATTCCGATAAAAATGAATAAGCCCGCAAATCCTGGATCATTAATGCTAAGCGAAATTATAACAAGTGCCGCGCAACTTATTCCTGACAAAACAAATAGCATGCCAACAACAATAGAGCGTATTAACAATTTTAATTTAAATTTATTTATCCCTAAAAAACAGTTTTTTTATTATGAAGGTGTAAATTTTTTAGATTTAGAACAAACATGTGGTTCTCAAATACATATAGATGTAATATGTTATTTACCAGCCGTTTCAAATATTTCAGTTACTCTAGATATCTTTTCAAAATTAAAAAAAATTATTGATGATAGTGGTATATCGCCAATAGATCGAACTACTGATAATTCCTATTTATTTCCTAAATTATTTATTAATGAAAGAGGAGCGTCAACTTTAAATTCGAATGATGGTGGTGATGTTGTTATGGATTGTCAGCCATATGAGACATCAGAAGAAACTGTAGATGTTGTTGTTGATACTGGAAATGATAATTATGATCCCAAGGAAATATTTCAGAGTGCTTGGTTTCAAGTGATTGCTGGATCGATTACATTTTTCCTTATACTTTGTATTTTAAACTTTATATTTGGATTATTAAAAAATAAGTCTGGATCAATAAATGGTGGATCATTAAGTTTAAGTGGTGGATCAATTAAATCAACATTATCAAGGCTTAAAAAATAATAATAATAGATACAATATTGAATAATATACTATTTAATATTGTATAATCAAGATAAATTACATAATTATTTTGAAATATACTCAGCATCATACGTATCATCTAATGATGGTCTATATGTTGCTTTTACATAATTTGTATTAAACTTTTGGGGTGCCATCTTTTTAACAACCTCCTGCTCCAAAGTATAAGAAAACTGATGAGCTGGGGTAAATGGAGACCACTTCTTTTCCTCTGTCGGGAAAAATTGTTCTAAAGCAGCCATGCCTGTCTTAATGGACGCACCTCTTATTATTTGATATGCGACAAATATACCCAAAACACCTAAAATAGGATTAGAATAAGCAAATAATAATAACGCAAATAATGCCACTGCTATTTTGCCAAATGTGCTATCGATCATTGTAGCAATGCTGTCTGGAGTTTTTAATCCAATAACTAAATAAATTATAAATAACACTACTAACACTAATTGTGGCATATTTTTCTTTTCGAGTAATTCGTTTAAATATTCCATTTATATATCATAATTGTAGATTATATTTTCATTTGTATTGAACCTTTTATAATAAAAGGTAATTGTAAACAATATAAAACATTCACTCTAAATATGTTAGTACTAACAAACAAATATAATGAAATTCTTTAACAGACCATATATTTCTGCTAAGGATAAAGAACTTGAAGATAAGAAGAATGATGACAATAATAAATATAAGAATAAATATAATAATAAAGAAAAATATATCCCACCTGATATGCCTAAAAATATTAATACATATTTGGGGCAAAAAGGGTATACAATACTTAAATCGGATTTACTCCCTAGTCAGCAACAATATATTAAAGAACAGTTACTAATTAAGCCTTGTACGCCAGGTGCGCCAATTGCTACCGAAAAATCATATCCAGTATATCGCGAATCTGATAAGAAACTATATGTGCCGCGCTATTATGGCGAACAAATTTTTGGCCCACCAAAGGAAACCAAGATAACTGAAGGTGATGACATATCGTTACAGTTTCAGGGTGAATTGCGAGAGTATCAGAAACCCGTAATTGAAAAATATATACATCACGTATCTAGTGGTGGCGGTGGATTATTAGAACTCTTCTGTGGCTGGGGAAAAACTGATAGTACATTGTATATAATTGGACGTTTAAAGAAAAAAACACTCATAATTGTTCACAAGGAGTTTCTAATGAATCAGTGGATTGAACGCATTAATAAATATTATCCAACTGCTAAAATTGGTAAGATCCAGGGGCAAGTAATAGACATTGAAGGCAAAGACATTGTGCTTGGTATGCTTCAATCCCTTTCTATGAAAGACTACCCGGCCTCCATGTTTGATAGTTTTGGATTTACAATTATCGACGAGGTACATCATATTTCGTCTGAGGTATTCTCATGTGCTCTTTTCAAATTAGTAACTAAATATATGCTAGGCCTTTCGGCAACAATGGATCGAAGTGACGGGACTACTAAAGTATTTAAAATGTTCCTTGGTGAAGTTGTTTATAAGCAGGAAAGAAGCAAAGATGAAGAGGTCATTGTCAGAGGCATTACTTACCAAACCAATGATGATGAGTTTAATGAACTCGAATTAGATTTTCGTGGCAAACCAGCGTCGTCAAAAATGCTCAGTAAAATATGTAATTATAATCGCAGATCCGAGTTCATATTAAAAATACTAGAAGACATGTTTCTAGAAAATCCCAAACAACAAATTATGGTAATCGCATCTTATCGCAATATACTCACCTACTTCTTTGAAGCAATAAATCACAAGCAATTTGCTACAGTTGGATATTATGTAGGCGGTATGAAGGAAGCAGCCCTAAAGCAAACCGAGCAAAAACAAGTCGTCCTAGCAACATATAGCATGGCAGCAGAAGGTCTTGATATTAAGACACTGACTACACTGATCATGTCGACTCCAATGACAAGGATCGAACAATCAGTGGGTCGTATTTTGCGTCAAAAGCATGAGAATCCGCCCATTGTTGTTGATATTATTGACACACATGCCAATTTTCAAAATCAATGGGCTAAACGCAGACGATTTTTCAAGGCGCAGAATTACAAGATTATCCAAACAACTAGTAGCACATATACGACCGATATTAGTAAATGGCGAGTTACCTTTGAGCCGACCTTGACGAAAGTTTGTAGCACAAATGTGCTCAATATGCCCCCTTCAGACGATGAAGGCGACAGTGATACTGAAGACGAAATCGATGATATTATTGAAATGCCAAAGGACAAATTATTGGGGGGCGTATGCTTGTTAAAGATCAAAAAATAGCGTAACAATTAAAATTTATGTGATGTCATGATATATCATCACAATTATATATGTATATTTTTACTTTTTTTCTCAGTCACAAAAAAAAAGCCAAAAGTAAAAAGGGAAATGAAATTTGGACATTTCTTGGACATTTATAAATGTCCAAAAACGGAAACCCAAAAAAAGTCTTGAAAAAGGGGTGTTTTTTGGAGGTTTCTGATCATAATGCTCTAAAAAATATTTTACATGTGTAAAAAACTGTGATGCTAATTTTTACGGAAAAAATCGCGTTTTTTATATATTTTCATATATTAAGGAAATATGGAAACAAAAATTACGCCAAAAAACGCCAAAAACGCCGAAACATTTATATGCGAAAAATGTGACTTTGTATGTCACAAAAAAAGCGACTGGACTCGACATATCTCCACTCGGAAGCACACAACGGTGACGTTTGGTGACAAAATGGTGACGGTATGTGATAAAAAAACGCCGGAAAAATCCCAATATTCATGCCAAAAATGTCAAAATGAATATCAATCTCGAAACGGATTATGGAAACATATACAGAAATGTAAACCTGAAAATAAAAATGATAATAATGATGAAAATAAAATAATGTATTCTAATGTAATGGATAAAGAAGAGTTAATAATAATGCTTATTAAACAAAATGCTGAATTAATAAAGGAATCAACTGATTTTAAAAGTATGATGATTGAACAACAAAATAAAATAATGGAACAACAAAATATAGTATTAGAAATTGCCAAAAACGGAACTCAAAATAATAATTCATACAATACAACGAACTCTCATAATAAGGCATTCAACTTAAATTTTTTCTTAAATGAAACATGTAAAGATGCTTTAAATATTGGTGAATTTGTTGATTCTATTAAAGTTCAATTGACTGACCTTGAAACAATTGGACGCATTGGTTATGTAGAGGGAGTTTCTAAAATACTTATTAAAAATCTGAATGAATTGGATACATATTCAAGGCCAATCTATTGTAGTGATTCTAAACGAGAAGTGTTATATATTAAAGAAAATGATCAGTGGACTAAGGAAACTGATGATAAATTAGTTTTAAAAAATGCGATTAAACAAGTTGCGAATAAAAACATTAGACAAATAACAGAATGGACAAATTTGAATCCAGATTGTAAGAAATCTGATTCAAGGAAGAATGATCAGTACCTGAAAATAGTGATGAATTCAATGTCAGGTGGATCAAATGAAGAACAGTATAATAATGTTGAGAAAATAATAAAGAATATTACAAAATCAGTAATTATTGAAAAATAAAAACAATATAATTATGCGTAAAAATATATTAAATATTTATCATATTTAATATATTACATTATTGAATGCCATATATTCATGTTACTAATGATGATAATAGTAGTAAAAATGTGAATATTTTACTAATACATATTCCCAAAACTGGTGGCACAAGTATATCAAATTATTTTTTTAAAAAATATAATATAATACAGGGTCCTGAGTCCTTATTGACTTATCATAGAACATATGACGGAATACATTTTCAACATCTACTATATTCTAAAATTAAAATACATAATGATTGTTTTAAAGTTGATTTTGATAACTTATCTGTAATTACATGTGTTAGAAATCCATACGCTCGAATAGTTAGTGATTTGTTTCACTTTGATCTATTAACTAAAATAACTACACCAGAAGAAGTATATTTAATCATAAAAAATAATTTTTTATTAGATGAAAATATAACAAAGTATGATAATCATTCACTTCCACAATATAAGTTTATTTTAGATACTGATGGTACTATTGTTAAGGATATTAAAATATTACATACTGAACATTTAATCCATAACATGCAACTATTGGGTTACACTGATTTTAATAACCGAGATAATATTTGTAGACCTGACACAAATAATAAGAAGTATTTAGATTTTTTGAATATTGATTCCATAAAATTAATAAATTTACATTATGCTAAGGATTTTGAATATTTTAATTATGATATGATTCATACTATAGTGACTGAGGTATCCACAATCACAACTACATATTGTTATTAATATGCTCCTCTACTAGGAAATCCCATTCCACTTCCACTATTGCCGAAAGAATTCAACGCATTATGGTTTAAATTATCAATCGCCGTATTTGGTAACAAATGGTATGGGGCTGGAGTGGCTAAAGCACTAAGACTTGGTGACAAGTGGCCGCCAGTAGAATAAGTTGGGGTATATGGTACATTACTCAAATATTGACCAGAGTATCCACCTTTCATACCAACTCTTTTTCGATTTGAACGTTTGTGATTCTTTCTAGATTTTGTGCTAAATCTGGACCTCAAACGACTCTTAATTTTACTGATACGTCTACGTATAGTTTTTCGACTACCCTTCATCTTATACATATTAGAAATATTATTTATTCTTTTGCGATGTATTTTTGATCTTTTACTTCTACTTCCGCCTCTACTTCCGCCTCCATTCATATTCATGCCAGCTATAAATGGTTTTACAGCTTCAATACTATTAGCAGGTTCAGGCAATGCTCTTGGATTAACACTGGCTGGATTTACATTACTTGAAAGTAAAGTGGCAGAATAACTTGATGAATCTGGATTAGCAAGAGTGCTATTTATTGACGAGACTGATGGCGGAGCTATTAAAAATGATGATGATAGTGATGCCATTATGTTATATATAATAAATATATAATAAATATTTATTATTCTATATTTTTCTATTTTCTATTTTCTATTTTCTACTGGCAAGTAAATTATATGTAACTATTTTTTCTTGTTTGTTTGCTATTGAAACTGGCATCCATTTTTTAAACTTATAATTAAAATGACAATTCATGTTAATACTTCTATCTAAATAAACATATTTATCTAATTTATTATTTTCAAATTCATCCTCATCATCACTTTCTTCTAACGCATCTAAATTTTGGTTTTCTTTAATATTTCTAAATAGCTTATTCATTAATACACTAGTTTCATAGTCTTGAATAAATGCGTAATCATAGAATTCTTCAAGACCATCCTTACAGCTAAATAGATTATAAATGTCACTTTGGATATCAGGCGTAATTTTGAAAACCGCGGTGGATAATTGTTTAACATATGTTTTTCCAGTCGATTCCTTATATCCAGTCGATTCCTTATACCCAGTCGATTCCTTATACCCAGTCGATTCCTTATACCCAGTCGATTCCTTATACCCCACCTGTATCACAGGTCTTGATCCCGGTTTATAATATCCAGAACACATTATTTTCTTAGTTTCAAACCATCTATATTTCAACATGTTAATTTTATAAGGCAGTGTATCAATTTCTCGTAATAATATTAATAGATCACTATTCATTAATGGAAGACCAAACATTATAGAATTATTTGTTAAAACATGCTGAGATATTTCACTCTGTAAGATAACTTTTAATATCTTTAATCTGGATAAAAAAGTTTGATTCGAATAATTTATTCCCTTGTAAAAATACATATCTTCAATACAAAAACAAGATCCTATTCCAGAATTACATTTAAATAATGTACCGTAAAACACAGTCCCGTGACTTCCCATAACAAGCTTATCATGGAAATTAGCAAGTCTAATAGTTACATTTACAATGCGATTATTATCACTAATTTCCATTATAAAACATACATTATCTTCTTTATATGTAGTAAACCACGCAAAACATTTAGGTCCTTCTGGTATTGCTAAAATAACATTATGGTTAAAAACTTTCTTATGTGTCATTATTTCATAAGAAAGTTCAAATTTTGGAAACTCTGACAATATAGAGGCAATTTCATCATCTGAAAACATTGTAGTTGATTATAATATAATAGCATGATATCTTTAAATGATTTTAAAATATATTAGACAATAAATCAGTTGGTTACATGGCATTAGATGTATTCATCTGCTTCTTTAAAAAATTCTTTAATTCATTCTTCATTACATCTTTATTCGATGTATCCTTATTCGATGTATCTATTGAAATTGTATTTAAGTTTAGTGTATGATCTGTTGGTAATAGATCTATTGCTGTATATGAATTTGAATTTGAATTATTTAATTCAGACATATGATCTGTTTTTGAAATTGTATCAAACATATATTGATATTTTTGAGAAGGAGAGTTTACTAAATCTTTAATTTTGGGGACTGTTAATGTTGTCTTAAAAAATCCTATTAAATGATGTATTAAAAAAATAAATGTAATAGATATGATTGATATTTGAATAATCCAACTAAGCATAATATAGTAAAATATTAGTTTAGATGAGATAAAAACATATTAAAATCCTCTTGAAAAAAACGATCTGATAAATCTAGATCATTATTTGAATTATCATACACAAAATAAAAATTAATTGGTACTAATTCTTCTCCTATATGTTTATTGGCTGAAAAATATGTCCCGATAGTGATTGGTTCTTTCAAATATTCGACAACCAACTTTAATTTGGATTTTGGACTGACTCTGTATTCAAATACAATGATCTTTATTAAAATATATTCAGTGGGTAATTGTGACACAACTTGGCAATATTTATAATCTGTATTATCCAATAATAGATCATTATTTTCACAACCATTATAATAGTTTTTAATTAACTGAAATTTCTGTTCAAAATTTGGCTCTATTCTATAAATGTTATCATTTTCTTTATCCTTATCTTTATCCTTATCTTTAGATTCCTCTATAAAATGTGTTCCAAACTCCTCAGACACAATTTCATATTTGTTAGTACCATGTGGATTTAATAGTAAATTTTGAATTGTTGTTAGTTGGTTCTTTAAAGAAGATGGTAATATATTGGTAATATAAATTCTCATTTTATTATTATTATTATTATGTAATTTATTGTAAACTATTTAAACCCATTTTTTATAAGAATTGTATAATATAATAATGCCACAGCCTTTAACAATAGTATTAGTAGAGAAAACTGGCGAATTGAAAACATTATCAGTAAAGGATTACAAAGAAGATGAATTATTTAAAAAATGTGGATTCAAAAAGGCGGATGATTTTACAAAACAAGTAGATTGGCCTGTCAAATTAGATGACAAAAAGTACATGGTTTCCATGTATGGAAAGACCAATGGCAAGGCAAATATGGAAAATAAATACGACTTTCCTCCACCAGTTGATAACAAATTATTTTTTGGCTGCTGTGTTTTAGTATGTCAAGTTCGAGATGAGGTTAATTTAAAATCACTAACTAATTTATCATTAGACTTATGGAATAAGATTTATGATAAATTATTTGGAGGATTTGAAAATTTGACTTTAACAAAATGTGACGACGACGATTGTGATGACGATGAATTAGCTGTAATACCAAAGTCAAAAAAAACCAAAAATAGTAATTATTTAAAAGATGGATTTGTTGTAGATGATGATGCGAGTGATGAGGATGGGGATGAAAGTGGATCATCTAGTGAATCTGATGATGAATCTGGTAATATTAATGATATAAATGATAAAAATAGTGCCGTGGATGATGGGTTTATTTTAGAAGATATTGGATCTGAATTATCTGAAGATGAATATGACTACAATTAAATGTAAATATATGCGTCAATATATTATTTTAATAATATAATTAAAATAATATTAACTAGAATGATTAAGCCAGTTATAATCTGTATAGCAAAGTATGAACAGGACTACATTGAGGAATTTGTTAGATACCATTTACATCTAGGGTTTGATAAAATTTATCTTTATGATAATGAAGATGTTCCGACATATGGGGAACAATTAAGTAAGTTTGGAAATAATGTAATTGTAAATCATTTACCAGGGAAGAATTATCCAACCCCGCCTCAATATCACACATTTAATCATTTTGTTACAAATTATATGTATTATACAGATCTAACACATGTATGTCATATAGATATTGATGAATTTATTGTATTGAAAAAACACAAAAATATCAAAGATTTTATTAAGGAATATATTTATGATGGTGAAAATAATGTTATGTGTTCCGGAATTTGTATGAATTGGAGATTTTTTGGATGCTCTGATAAGACTGAAAATACAAAAGAACCTATTACACAACGCTTTACAAAATGTGAGGAAAAGGGTAATTTACAAGTAAAAACAATTTTTAATAAACAGTTTTATAAATCTTTTCCGAACCCTCATTATATATTTGTCAATAACACAAATTATCCATTAAAAACTGTAGCTGGTAAAATAATGAATGGACCATATAATGAAGATATTGATTTTTCAGTAGTACAAATAAATCATTATAAAAGCAAAACATTAGAAGAATTTAAATATATAAGATCCAGAGGGCGAGCAGATTTACATGTAAATCCACATGAAGATGTTGTCGCTAATTTTAATTTATATAATAAAAATGAGATTGAAGAATTAACTGCGTATAATTTTTATAAAAATATAATGAATTCTAATATAATGAATAAATTTGAAAGGCCTGACATAGGATCATTAGATACATATTTAGCATCTTCTGATTAGGTGGTTTTGAAGGGCATTCACAGCAAGTACCAGCTCAAACTGCGTTACTAACTAAATACACGTCTAACCCCAATGTTAAAAACGTATTTGAAATAGGATTTAATGCCGGACATTCATGTGATACATTTTTAAATAGTAATGACAATATTAGTGTTGTTAGTTGTGATTTAGGGTATCATAATTATGTAATTTATGGTAAATCATATATTGATCAAAAATATCCTGAAAGACACAAATTAATCATAGGTGATAGTACCATAACTTTACCAAAGTTTATAAAAAATACTAGTGAAAAATTTGACATAATTTTTATTGACGGAGGTCATGAATATGAAGTCGCTTATAGTGATTTAACTAACTGTAAGCATTTAGCACATAAAGATACCATCGTTATTATGGATGATGTAACGAATGCCGCAAATGAAATATATAATCGCGGACCAAGTAAAGCATGGAAAGATTGTATTGCTCAGAATATAGTAGTCGAAAGTGGGCATTTTGAGTTTAATAAATGGCGAGGTATGAGTGTTGGGAGGTACATTCTGAATTGAGTAATAAATGTAGGAAGATAATAATAATGATCTATTATAATTAATAATACGTTATTTATTAATTATATTAATAAATTTATATTAATATTAATATGATTAAGCCAGTTATACTCTGTATAGCAAAGTACGAACAAGATTACATTGAGGAATTTGTTAGATATCATTTACATCTAGGATTTGATAAAATTTATCTTTATGATAATGAAGACGTTCCGACATATGGACAACTATTAAGCAAGTTTGGTGAATATGTTGTTGTAAATCATTTACCTGGAAAAAGTTATTCAAGAGCGCCTCAATATGAAGCAATACACAGATTCACTACAACATATATGTACAATGCTGATATTACACATGTATGTCATATAGATATAGATGAATTTATTGTCTTGAAAAAACATAATAATATTAAGGATTTTATTAAGGAATATATTTATGATGGAGAAAATGGCATTATGTGTGCCGGAATTTGTATGAATTGGAGATTTTTTGGTTGTTCCAATAAAACAGAAAAAACAAATGAACCTTTGACTCAACGTTTTACCAAATGTGAAGACAAAGGTAATTTACATGTAAAATCAATATTCAATAAACAATTTTATGCCTATTTAAATCCGCCACATAATCCTGGCATAAATAACACAAATTATCCAATGAAATCAACTAGTGGTAAGGTAATCAATGGACAATTTAATGAAGATATTGATTTTTCAATAGTACAGGTTAATCATTATAAAAGCAAAACCTTAGAAGAATTTAAATATATAAGATCTAGAGGTCATGCTGATTTTATTGTAAGTCCATATGAAGATATAGTCTCAAATTTTAATTTATATAATAAAAATGAGATAGAAGAATTAACTGCGTATAATTTTTATAAAAATATTATGAATTCTAATATAATGAATAAATTTGAAAGGCCTGACATAGGATCATTAGATACATATTTATCACCACATAATTTTATAGGATTAGAAGGACATTCTCGGCAAGTACCAGCTCAAACTGATTTATTAGCTAAATACACATCTAATCCAAATGTTAAAAACGTATTTGAAATAGGATTTAATGCCGGACATTCATGTGACACATTTTTAAATAGTAATGACAATATTAGCGTTGTTAGTTGCGATTTAGGATATCATAATTATGTGATTCATGGTAAATCATATATTGATCAAAAATATTCATTTAGACATCAATTAATTATAGGTGATAGTACCTTAACTATACCCAAATTTATAAAAAATACTAGTAAAAAATTTGATATTATATTTATTGACGGAGGTCATGAATATGAAGTCGCTTATAGTGATTTAACTAACTGTAAGCATTTAGCACATAAAGATACCATTGTTATTATGGATGATATTACAAATGCTGCCGATATATCATATAGTATTGGACCAAGTAAAGCATGGAAAGATTGTATTGCGCAAAATATAATAGTTGAAAGTGAACATTTTGAGTTCGGATATTGGCGAGGTATGAGTGTTGGGAGGTACATTTTGTAAAAAATAAAAAATAAATATAATATTACAATACTTATATTAAATTATTATAATTATATTAAATTAGATTATTATAATAATGTCAATCTTTGTAAAAGCCGCCGAAAATGGAGACCTAAATGAAGTAAACCGGCAATTAAGTGTAAATCGTGATATTATAAATACAAAGGATAAAGAAGGTGATACGGCAATTCTTAAAGTGTGTAGGAATTGTAATAATGCCAATATTGTTGCTTTTTTGTTAGAAAATGGAGCCGAAATAAATGATAAAAAATATAGAGATTCAATTGGCCAGACGCCTTTGATTATTGCGGCACAATCAGGATGTAAAGATATAGTTGAATTATTGTTACGAGCTGGTGCCGACATTGAACATAGAAATGACCAGGGCGAAAATGCGTTTATATCGGCGACCCAAGAAGGACACATTGATGTAGTTAAAATTTTAATAGATAAGGTGGCAAATATAAATCAACCAAATGCGGATGGTGAAAACGCGTTGGCATTAGCAATAAAATATAGACACAAAAAAAAATTAATAGATTTATTATTAGAACATGACGCAACTGCTAGTGGTGTAACAAAGAAAAATAAAAAAAAAAGAAATAAGACTAAACATAAATATAAAAATAATAACGCAAAACAAAATAGGATAACACGGAAGCAAAAACTAAAAAAGAAGTAATTAATATTAGATGGTTTGTCTCTTTGCTTCGCTGAACCTTTCTTACACCTTTTAACCTTTGAAATGCCGATTTATATATCATAATTCTGCTTCGCAGAATTATTGAATATAACAAAGGCAATTTATCGGTTTTTGCTACGCTTAAAAGTAACAGTTGCCTTTTCACATTAAAAGATGCCGACTCAAAGAGTCGGCGTTTGAAATGTTAAAAGGTGTAAAGGTGGAATAAATAAAATTGATTTTGATTTAAATATAATACAATCTATTATATTATATTTAAAAAGATGTCTGTAAAGAATATTGAAAATCCTGATTTATTTAGATCCAATATTCGCAAGAAATTGGAAGTATTCTTTCCAGAAAATGACGACAAAACTACAAATGAAAAACACGCCTCTAATTTGGAAAAAGGCGTTTACAATTGGACTCTAAAAGAATCAACAAATCGAAGAGTAATTAAGAAATGGGATAATCAGTTCTTTATTCAGATTTACTTGGATCACCTACGCAGCATATTTGTCAACTTAAAAAATGAAAAGATGATTCAAATGGTGACTAGCGGTGAGATAAAGGCGCATGAGTTGGCTTTTATGACGCACCACGAGATGCGACCTGATAAATGGGACGAACTTATTAAGGCTAAGAGTATTCGCGATAAGAGCAAATTTGAAACCAAATTGGAAGCAATGACAGACACATTTACGTGTCGCAAATGTCGGTCTAAGGAGTGTACTTACTATCAGCAGCAAGTTCGAAGCAGTGATGAACCGATGACAATTTTTATACAATGTACAATTTGTTTTACACGCTGGAAATCATAAATGGTCACAAATTATTTATATCCATCGTAAAATAAATAAACAATTTCTAATAACTCATTATTTTCATCGTGTAAAATCCGATTAATTTGCTTATTTACTTCAGCCTGTAATTCAGGCATTCTTTTTTTCAATGGTGTATCCATTGGTTTACCATTTATATCAATATATTTATCTGGATTAAACCGAATAAAAATAAATTTACCACTATGTATTAAATATAAATCATCATATCGTATTTCTTCGTCTGCTGCGTTATATCGTTTATGTTGGGTTTCATCGGTTTCAACACACAGTAATGTATTACCAATTAATTTGCGATGATCAATTCGCCGACGATGTGAACAATCACAATTGCCTGTCCATAATGGTACGTCATGAATAAAACCGTCAAAGTTTTCATTTAAAAAATCTCTTACAAAATTTTCTTTTGATTTTATCCTAATTTTAAAAACAAGTGGGTCTTTTGGAAATAAATTAGAAAAACAATGAGTACAATAGTACCTATATTTAACATTTCCACAATTAGTACAATCTTTATTTTTACATTTATTCATAATATTTATCATGTCTGTTTCTTTACATTGCGAACAGAACTTTGCTTTTTCTCCAAAAAAATTAAAATTAGCTTGCTCTTTATTACATTTAATACATATTCGTTTTCTTAGCATAATCATATCAGGTAATTTACACGTATTACAATATTCCGGGGTTAATCCTTCATAATTAAATGAAGATTGAACCTTACCGCATTTACATTTTTTATGAGTGAGATCAATCATATCAGGTAAACAACATTTTGAACAATATTTAGGTTTTAAACCTTCATAATTAAAACTAGAGTTATTTTTATTACAACCAATACATCGGTTACAATAAATATCAATCATATCAGTTGTTTTACATTTAGCACAATACATTGGTTTTAATCCCTGAATATTAAATGTTGGTTTAGATTTTCCGCAAAAACATCTCCTATCATTTACATTAACCATATCATCTGTTTTACAATCTTTACAAAAATTGGCACTAAGGCCCTCTATATTGAAGGTTGGTCTAGATTTTCCACAGCTACATAATTTACACAACAAATTCACCATACCTTCTTCTTTGTGTTTGCTACAAAATTTAGTCCCTTCTTGTTTATTAAAGCCAAATGATGCGATTAAAACGCATCCATCTGTATTTGTACATTTTTTATGCGATTTTGGCATATTCTGCTTATATTATACTATGTGAGTTTATTTCTAAATAATTTGAACGACATATATTATTCAATTATCCCTAAATATTTTATATACCATAGTTCTTTTATATAAATTATTTTGCTGTTTAATTTCAATATCACTCCCGACAAAGGTGTAGTTCTGCTTCCGCAGTATGCTGCGAATTATATTCAGGTAGGGGCGCTTACATTCAAAGTTGGGTTTGAAAGAGGAGATCGTAGAGCATGCGAAGTATTGTTGTATTTCTGGCTTTAGATCTAGTATTTTGGTTTGTTTTTCGACGTCTTCATCTAGTTCGCAAAGTAAGAAGGTTTTATCTCCCAAGATTTCAATCATTTTATTACAAATGGCTTCTCTTTCGGCTTGATATTTGTCGCTTAATTTGATTCTCATTATTAGTATTATTTGTTAATAATATAAGGTGAGATACCTTTAATAGAATTTTTTTATATTTAGATTATATTTTTATAAAAATATATAATAATATCTATATGACAACTGTAACAAATTATAAAACTCAAGGTACCAATTTAAGCGATATTTGTAATACAGTAAATCAAGATTATTATGGAGATGTAACTACTGGTTATAAACAGGCTACTATAGATATAGGAACTGTGTTATGTAGTAGTACATTTTCTAGTGTACCAGGATCAATCGTACCATCTGGGTACAGCGCGAGTATTAATCAATATAATACTGGGGCTGTGAGTTGGACTAAGAGTACTGTACCAAGTATAACTTATGGTTTTGCGTCGTCAGTATCTGATATGTCATCTACTGGACAATATGCTGTATATGGAATAAGTAATAATTCAACATCAGCAGCTACTATATATTATTCTAGTAATTATGGAGTATCATGGGGAATTGCTACAGGTGTTACTGGTAATTATAATTTTAGTGCTATAACTATGTCAGGCACTGGTCAGAATTGTTGTATGATTAAAGAAAGTAGTGGTCCTATATATATATCAAGTAATTATGGAGCAACATGGTCGAGCTCGGGTTCTCTAAGTACAACTTGGTCAGATATATCTATGTCATATACTGGACAATATGCCGTTGCTTGTATTGACGGTTCAACTACTACAGGAAAAATATATAAATCAAATAATTATGGATCAACATGGACTGATGTAGTATTACCAGCCGGATATCTTGGTGTTTGGATTAGCATAGCAATGTCTGGAAGTGGACTATTTGCGATTGCTTTTTCAAACCAAACTGGACAAATTTATCTTTCAAATGATTATGGAAATTCATGGAGCCCAATAATTAGCATATCAAATGTAATTTTTTCCATGTCAATGTCATATAGTGGACAATATGCGGTGTTTGGGATAATTACTACGGTGGGTTTAGATTTAGTTTTATATTATTCTAGCAATTATGGTATTACATGGACATTGTCAGCTTCAACTATTAGTAAATATGGTAATGGATTAATTGTATCTATGTCAAATACTGGACAATATGTCCTGGCTTGTGCTTATGGTGGTAGCCAACTTTGTTCATTTTTATCAAAAGATTATGGTCAAACATATAGTCAAGGAACATATTCATTTCCATCTTCTCCAAACAACATTAGAATATCTGGTAATGGAATTTATGCGATTACTTCCTGTATAAATAATGGGATTTATTACACATCCAATACTTCAACCATTTATACATCAATGGAATTAACAACAGTATTTGAACCATTATATAAATATGACTCATGGAACCCTACCAATTCAATACTTGGTTATTGGGTTGCGATATCCATGTCATATACAGGACAATATGTAATTGCTCTAGATTATAATAATAACCGTTTATATTATTCTAGTGATTATGGTGTGACATGGAATGTTTCATCGTCTATAACAAGTGCTCATACTTATTCTGCCCTATCTATATCAAGTAGCGGACAATATGGTATTTGTTCACCTAATTTGAATAGTGGTTTATTCGGCATATGGTATTCAAGCAATTATGGAGCTACATGGACCAAGTCCGCAACAGCTAGTACTACATATTGGCAGGGATCATCAATATCTAGTGGTGGTAAATATGCCATCGCGTCAACTGTTGGTACAACTAGATCATATTATTCAAGTAACTATGGTGTTACTTGGACAATAAATGCTGTATCGGTACCACCTTGGCGATTATCAGCCATATCAGGAAATGGATATGCTATTGCTACCGAAGTTGTAAATGGTGGTGGTGGTGGTGGAATTTATTATTCAACCAATAATGGTCAAACTTGGACACTTTCAAATGCTGATATTACTGTATGGAAATCATTAACCATATCAAGCAGTGGACAATATGCCATAGCTGGCGACTGGAAATACAACGGTGGTATCGGAGGGGGGTATACCGGTCATATATATATCTCAGTTAACTATGGGGTTGATTGGACTCTAACTCTAACACTACTAAATATCAATCCTTATAAATTAACAACATCTTATTCTGGACAATATGCTATTGTTATTGGTTTATATGATGATGGTATTATCCAATTGAATATTAGTAAATATTCAAATGATTTTGGTAATACATGGACTGATATAACAAATACACCACTAAATTCTTATAATAACTCAATCTCTATATCTGGCTCTGGACAATATGCGGTACTTTGTAATAGTAGCTTTAGTAGTAATCTAGGCTATATATATTCTTGTATAGCGACTAATAAAATAATAACACCTTCACTAATATATAATACATGGACTGTAACTCCATCTTCAGCAACAGGGGCTTGGAGTTCTGTATCTATGTCAAGTACTGGACAATATGCGATTGGATGTATTTCTTCCGGAAAAATTTATTATTCAAATACGTATGGACAGTCGTGGACTATATCATCTTCAGTAACCGGAATATGGAGTTCTGTATCTATGTCGAATACTGGACAATATGCTGTTGGATGTATTTATTCCGGAAAAATTTATTATTCAAATACGTATGGACAGTCGTGGACTGTATCATCTTCAGCAACAGGGACTTGGACTTCTGTATCTATATCAGGTAATGGACAATATGCTGTTGGATGTATTTATTCCGGACAAATTTATTATTCAAATACTTACGGACAGTCGTGGACTGTAGCATCTTCAGTAACAGGGACTTGGACTTCAGTATCTATATCAGGTAATGGACAATATGCGATTGGGTGTGTGAACCCTGGTTATATATATTATTCAAATACTTATGGACAGTCGTGGACTATAGCATCTTCAGGTCTTAGTTCTCCTTGGTATTCAGTATCTATAGCAGGTAATGGACAATATGCTATTGCTTGTGATAATGATGGACTAAATGGTTATATATATTATTCAATCAATTATGGACAGTCATGGACTGTATCATCTTCTCCAAATAATCTTTGGATATCAGTATCTATATCAGGTAATGGGCAATATGCCGTTGGGTGTGCGAGCCCTGGTATAATTTTTTATTCAAACACTTATGGACAGTCGTGGAATGTAACAACTTCAGCAACAGGTACTTGGTATTCAGTAGCAATATCAGGTTCAGGACAATATGGCATTGCTTGTGTTAATGGCGGTCAAATTTATTATTGTAAAGCTACACAATAAACATAATAAATGATATAACCAACACCAATAATATTGTATTAATCATATTCTGGTTTTGCTCTTGTAAATGAAACAATTTATGAAATATAGTAGTCGATCTATTGTCATCTTTTTTTATTATTATTTGTGTTTCCTCAGGTGTTTCTTTATCTTCTACTTCTGCTTCTACTTCTGCTTCTATCATTTTTGCTTGATTGTGTAGTACTGGATACACATGCCCAAAATCAATAGCCATGAAGTCCTTTAGTACTTCGTCCGGAAACTCTCTTGAAACCTTGCGCAAAAACATCGCATATGGATTTTCTTTAAGTTGTGTTTTAATCATATTAATATTCGCCTCAGTCGCTTCGGTAAACATATAAGGGCTCGTTGGACTAGACATGCGCGTCCAATCAGCGAGCGAACCGCTCTCATTAATAAGCGTATTTGAATTTGTTAGTTCCTTGAATGTTTGAAGTATAATAGCAAATATGCTTTCATTAGCGAGTCCACCAGCATTGACTTGATTATAAACACTGTTTTTTGCTGCTAAAAAAATGAGACATTTGTGAACATGAGCGCGTGTAAGTGTAAACCAAGGATCATTAGCAAGCCAATATTCTTTTTTAAACAGGCGTAAATTGGCACGGCGATGTATTTGAATATTCCAATATGCTGGGCGCCATTTAAATATACTGGCCTGATAATGATCAAAGAATCGCTTTCTAAATGCGGCAGGTGAAATAATAGGAACACAAGCATCAGTTAAAAATGAGAACCAAATATTTTGTATATCGTGATTAAAAGCATAGGTCATTAGCGCCATATAAGCAGGCACTACGTTATAATAGGTCGTTTGTTTAATTTCACTGGGTGGAAGTGAATACATTTTGATCCAAGGTGATTTTATTAAATTTATGTCTTTGTAATGAAAATATACATTGATAATATCTTGATTTGGTTTTATCCAATCGATCCATAATTGTTCTTTGTTTAAAACATGATGATAACTAATAATAAATAATAATGCGACTTTCATTATTATATATTAAAATAAATAAAATTATGTTTAAACGCTAGTATCAATTGTATTAATTATTATTATAAATTACTAATTCAACATTTACATTTTCTATACTTATTGGTTCTATTTCAGTAACTGATCTACTACCCCTTAGTTTTCTATTTCTTTTATGAACCCTACGAAATATTATTATAAAATAAACTAACAACCAGAATATTAAAAAACTAACAAAAATATATAAGACTATATAATAGTAATTTTTTGTAGGATTGTATTTAGGTGTAACATGAGCGTATGTAGTAGGAGAGTATGTAGGAGAGCCTATTGATATAATGATCGGATCTGATATTGTTATAGATGCGACCGAAGCGACCACAGTTGATGTTGAATTTAGAGCCATTGATGCCGCAACCAGATAATTTGTAAAACTTCCACTAGAAACTGCTGCCAACATGGTAACAGACAATGCTGTAAATAAACTATTTGGGTTACTAATAAATGTACTATATTTGCCCTGAAGTGGTATAGAAGTCTTTGTTGTAGCAACCAAATTAAAAGACAATATTCTAATATCCTTATATTTTTGATCTTTTGAAACAGATGAACTAACAAATGTTACAAGATCAATACTAATATTCATAGAATTCGCAGTGGCAATAATAATGCTTTGTTGTGCTAGTGAATCTAAATAGTTGGTTTGGACATTGGATATGGAGAGATCTGTTGTAAATGACATGATGATTTGGGTTGCTATTGATGTAGGAGATGGAGTCTCAAAATGTGGTGTAGGTGGCGATGTAGGAGCGAGTGTCAAAATTGCGTGGGTTGGCTGAGCATGCGGCTCCCATGTAGGCGCAAGTGTCGCAAATTGTGGTGTAGGCAGCGATGTAGGAGCGGGCGTCAAAATGATCGAGGTTGGCTGAGCATGCGGTTCCCATGTAGGCGCAATGTAGGGCGCATTTGTCACCATCGTAGGGCCATATGTAGGCGCCATGTAGGACGCACTTACCGACAATTTATATGTATGATGAGTACTTGGAATATATGAATTTGGAATAACAGTCAATAAATGATTCCATGAACTTGAACTTTTATAATTAAATGACTGATAATAACTAACAGTATTTTGATTAGGATTAGAAATAAAATAATTGGAATTGAAATAATTGGAATTGGAATTAAAATAATTGGAATTAGAATTGAAATATTTGGAATTGAAATATTTGGAATTGAAATAATTAGAATAATATTGATTTATATTGTTACTATTAGTACTAATACTAATACTAATATTAGTACTAATACAATTACATATTAATAAAAATAATAATAAATTATTATAAAGATTTATAAACATCTTATATATAATTATATTTTTTCTTTATGTAAATATAATTATAAAACCTAATGAATTTTACAATAGATGATAACAATCGTGTTAATAAAGATAATGAAACCATTTATAATAATTATTTATCACAAATTGATCATATAACTTTTTTAAGAATAGGGCAGTCATTATCTACGGTTGAAGAACTTGATCACAAAGAAGCAATACCTATACCTATTAGTACATATGATGAATGTGAATCTACCTTTTTAAATAAAATTAATAAAAAATTAGAAACCTTTTACATGTTAAAAGAAGATTTATCAAATTTAATAAATAATTTATCATTAGAAAACAAACAAATTTCAGATAATATTAAAATATTAGAGTCCAGTTTATGTAATTATAAATTAAAATATAACAATACTAATTATTTTTTAAAATTATTAGAAAAAACAAAAAATAAAACAAATATAATTTATTACCAAACACAAATTGATAATGAACAACTAAAATATAATAATAATTTTAATAAATTATCTCAATTATATGAAACCATTGTTCAAATAAATGGATTCATAAAAAACACAAAAATCTATATAGATCTTGTATAAGTAAAATATTTGGGATTATAGATTAAAATGCGATATTCTCTAGATCACTAATCTTCCAATATTCGCTACCACCATTTGGCAATGGTCTGCGAATAATAAATGGTATTCTACTTTGTTGTAATTCCAATTCAGCAATTAAATAACCGTCAATAATATTTTCAGGTATTTTTACAAATGATGTGGCTCCTGACTCTATTTGCTTTGCTCGCTGACCTAAAATACGAGCTCTCTCATATTTTGTTAAAAATGGGTTGGTTTTATGTAGATCATCTATTATAATATTATCACTATCTCTGACAACCTTTGTCATTGCTAAAATTTCGTCGTAATTTTGGACAGCACATTCAGGATGAAAATTTAGAATATAATTATCATTTATTTCCGTATCAAACTTTTTTAAATACATTTCTCCATCATCGTCATCATCTTCGTCTTCAGAATCATCATTCACAAATGCCTTTTTGACAATCGTTTTTGATGGAACTTTTTTATTTTTCTCTCCAGATTTTACAACCTGGGATTCTTCTTCATCTTCTCCTTCTTCCATTTCACCTTCATCACTATCTCCACCACCTTCTTGGTCATCATCATCTTCTTCATCATCTTCTAAATCTGCGTCTTCTTCTTCTTCGACTTCCTCGTCTACTTCTCCACCTCCAATTAATCCATCATCTAAATCTTTGTCATTTACTCCACCTCCTATATCCTCGCTACTTGAACTACTAGTACTGCTAGTATCATCATCATCATCACTAGCATCGCCGCCACCAATTTGTTCATCATTTTCAAAATAACTAGACATCTTTATTATTATAACAATAGATACTTTTAATTTATTATTTTCAATTTTATTTTATTTTGTAAAAAAACAATCATTTCCATGATTTAATTATAATTATTTATAATTATGTATATATTATTTATTATCTTCAGTCTTCCATACCGTATCACACGTACAACATAAATACACATATTTCATATTTGTATCATCATATCTAATATAAATAATTTCTCTCTCTTTTTCCTCTGTGTTTGTTTTACATTCAGCATTGGGGCATAATATATTATTAACCCGCGGCAATGTTGGATCCAATTTGGTATATTTATTAATAATATGACTAAACTCTTGCTCTGATTTCTTTAATTGGACCTTTAAAATAGTTACAGTATCCGTCGATAATGTATCATCTTGGTTTCCACAATTGCGGCAATAATACACCAGCTTATTCGGATCATTCGCATCAATACTGATGTAATACATATTTTGACATTTAGAACAGAAGTGCATTTTACTTATATATTATAGTTAATATATTGTATTTATATTAATTATAATTAGTTCAATTTTTTATTATTTTTACATTATATTTTAACAATTATTTATTATAATTTATTTATTAATTACTTTTAATCATATTATACAAAGTAAACAGTTTATACTTTAATGTATCATATTTTACATGCGTCACCATTTGATAAATATGTACATTATAACTTTCATTTAAATCCTTCTTACTTTCTATAAATAATGCCAACTTGTCATAATTTGTTAAAAATCGCTCCTTCATAAATGGATAGAATGATAAAAATTTGGGTGGTATTTTATTCTTTGATTTATCAAGTAATTCACAAATCGCAAAATCTATATTAGTATATTCAATACTTTTATTATATAGATTATAATCCTTATGAGTTTTTGTTTGTCCTGGCTCATTTAATAATGGCGTATCATTTAACAGTGAACAAAGAGTTAACAAAATACTATTTATAGTCTGACATGCTGACCACTTATCACCACTCCATGTATTCAATACAGAAACACATACTTTACCACACTTGTATAGATTTGGATTAAAACGGGTTAGACCATCATTCGTCATATATTTTACTTTTGGAGGCGAAAATGGATAGTCGGTTGGAAATGATAATTCGAAAAAATAATAACCGCCAAAATAAGGGGTGTCTTCTGGTCCTATAATCATAGCATAGCCTGTCATAATGTCTTCCTCATCGTGACAATAATAAATGCCATTGTCTGTCAATGGATTTTTAAAAACATATTTTATGTCGGCCAACAATCTATGAACCGTCTCCCTTGATATCACCTTATTTTCGGTCATTATAATATTGTATTATAATACTATAATACAATACATTTATATTATTTTATTTAATAATTATTCTTATATTATTCTTATATTATTCTTATATTGTATTATGATACCTCTAAACCTAAAATAATAATAAATAAATATATATACGTGATCATTTATGGTAACAAAATATAGCAGTATATGCGTTTGACAATTATTTATAAAAATTAAAATTGAAAAAAAAGGAAATAGAAAAATGTTGATATAATATAACAATCAATGATAACAATGACAACAATGGCACATTATAATGATTTATCCGATTTCCTAACAAAGCATAATGCTAAGAATATACAAAATACATCATCCGATAAAGAAATTACTCATACCAGAATAGCCAGCCAAGAATTAAGTATTTACGGAGGTTCATTTAATATCGAAACCGATGAACTACCAACGTTTTATAAGCTGTATTATGAGAATGTATTTGTAAGAGGGCGCAAAGAATATCTAACAGAGAGACAATTAAAAAATGGTACAGGCCCACTATTAGTTGACTTCGATTTTCGTTATGATATTAGCGTGACAAAACGTCAACATACTCAGGATCATATACAGGATATGATTCAACTTTATTTGGAAGAACTTAAGGAATTATTTGTTTTTGAGGAACAAAAACCATTTCCTATATTTGTTATGGAAAAACCAAACGTAAATAGGGTTGTAGATAAAAATTTGACAAAAGATGGTATTCATATGATTATTGGCATTCAAATGGACCATACTTTACAACTCATGTTACGTGATAAAATTATTAAAAAATTATCAGATGTTTGGGAGCTACCTTTAACTAATGATTGGGAAGGTGTATTAGACGAAGGAATTAGTAAAGGTGTTATTAATTGGCAAATGTATGGTTCTCAAAAACCTGGAAATGAGGCATATAGACTTACATACTTAATTACAGCTGAGATTGATAAAACTGATAATGAATTTATGACTGTGCCCAAAAACGTAAAGGAATTTGATTTATCGAAGGATCTGTGTCTGTTATCAGCTCAATATAGTAAGAATGTAAGATTTGAAATGAATCCCAAAATAGTAGATGAATATAATAGAAGACATGAAAATCAATCGAGTAAGATCAAAAAGTCAGGAAGTAAAGGTAAGATCAATTTGGTAGTAGAAGAGGAAGATACTTCAAATATTCATATGAATGATATTAATAATCTGGAAACACTTACAAAAGCAGTCGAAAATATTATGAGCAGTTTAAGAATTAACGAACAACACATTAAAGAAATTCACGATTATACACAAATATTACCTGAGAAATATTATAAACCTGGATCACATCTATTAAATCGTCAAGTGGCATTCGCACTAAAACACACAGATGAACGATTATTCTTGTCATGGGTAATGCTCAGAAGCAATGCTAGTGATTTTGACTATGGTACTATTCCAGCATTATACCAATTATGGAAATACAAGTTTAATAAGAGACCGGATGGCGTGACAAAACGATCTATTATGTATTGGGCAAAACAGGATGCGTATGAAGCATATGAAAAGGTAAAGCGAACAACTATTGACTATTATATTGAAGAGACTATATTTGACGCAGCGGACTTTGATTATGCGATGGTGTTGTATCATATGTTTAAAGATAAATATGTGTGTAGTAGTATAACAAATAAAAGATGGTATACATTTAAAAGACATCGATGGGAAAAAGATGAGGGGCAGAGCTTGCGTCTAGCAATTTCCAGGGATATGTTTGCGTTGTATTCTGAAAAACAAAACCAGTATTTGGCTGATTTACAAAATTACGAGACAAATAATGACGTTCATGAGAAGATGCAAAAGAAAGTTAAAAAAATCGCAGAAGTATGTATTAAACTGAAGAAGACTAATGATAAAAACAACATTATGCGTGAGGCAATGGAAATCTTCTTTGATAAAGATTTTGTTAAAAATATGGATGCGAATAAATATCTATTGTGTTTCTCAAATGGGGTTGTTGATTTTAGAACTAAATCATTTCGTCAGGGATATCCTCAGGATTATATCACAAAAACCACTGGTATTCCTTATATTCCGTATAATATAGATGAATGTAGGGAAATATCAGACGAAATAACCACATTTATGAAGCAATTATTCCCTCAAGAAGAATTGTGTAGATATATGTGGGATCATTTGTCGGCCAGTTTGATTGGCGCTAAAAAGGAACACGCATTCAATATTTATCGCGGTAGTGGATCAAATGGCAAATCGATTTTAACTGATTTGATGTCTCAAGCGCTGGGTGAATATAAGGGCACTGTTCCGATTACATTGGTGACGGAGAAACGTGGCACAATTGGCGGCACATCGTCTGAGATTATTCAATTAAAAGGCATCAGATATGCGGTTATGCAAGAGCCTTCAAAAGATGCTGTTATTAATGAGGGTATTCTAAAAGAATTAACTGGTGGTGATCCAATTCAAGCAAGAGCATTATATTCTGATAGTGAAATATTTGAACCGCAGTTCAGTTTGGTTGTATGTACTAATGCGTTATTTGATGTTAAGAGTAATGATGATGGTACTTGGAGACGAATGAAACTGGTTGATTATATGTCAAAATTTATATCAGAAGGTGAGACTCATACAGATGACACTAAATATGTGTTCCCTAAGGATAAGGGGTTGAAGGAGAAATTACCGCAATGGGCGCCAGTATTTGTAAGTATGCTAGTAAAACGTGCGTATGAAACTGATGGTGAAGTGATTGATTGTCCTGAGGTTGTTGCTGCGTCTGGAAAATACAGACAAAGTCAAGATTGTATTACTGGTTTTATTAGTGAAAAGGTTATTAAGATCGCTAATAAGACTATTGGTAAGCAGTCATTGAATGTCGTGTTTAAAGAATGGTTTCAGAACAATTTTGGTAATCGAAAGCCTCCAAAATTATCTGAATTAGAGGAAATAATGAATAAGAAATTTGGGAATCGAAATATGGTTACAAATAAATGGAACAACGTCATGTTAAAAGAGGATGAGAATGATGCTATGGAGGATATTGAGTAGGGAACGACGAGTTCCTTGCTACGCTAAAATGACCCATACTAATCTATTTGGATGGTTTGACTCTTTGCTTCGCTGAACGCTTTCTTTAGTACGTTAGAAAAGATGGAAAAGATGGAATTATATATTCAAATACACATTGGTCTCTGTATTTTTTAACAATGTGTTATTAAAATAATTATACAAAGATACTACTATTTTATGTATTATAAATGGATATATTATTAACCCAATAAGTATTAGTATTTTTTTAAGTATTGATAAGTTATTTGGTGATAAAAATAAAGACAAACAGTATGTAGCTATTAAAATATAATACACAGATAATAAAACTGTATTCCACGTACTTGAATTATCAATTGCTTCCGTCTCATAAAATGTTTTTCGATCATTTGTTAGTACATCACCGTGAGAGCCTTTAATTAAAGCATGTAATTCTGTATTTTTTTTCAAATATTCATTATATAATTCGATCGTATTTTCGGAATTATTTTGAATAGTATTGTAATATGAATTCATTATATTAGCATTTTCTATTTCTTCATTGAATTTTTCAGTGATGACATTTGCGATTGTCTCAACCTTTTTAGTTAACTCCTTTTCAATCAAATCATTGTAATAATGCCGACCCTCTTTATAAATATAGTAGTTTTTCTTTGTGGATTCTAGTTGTAATGGAGCTATTTCTACATTTAATTGAGCATTTAAATATTTTCGTTCCAATGAATCGGTTACTTGTTTCTTTTCACATTCAGATCCAGGACCACAAAACACCATTTTTGCGGCATTGTCTATTAAATCATTCAGTTTATTACTTGTTGTCATTTGTTTACTTAAAAGAGCATTCGCATCTGCTGTTGTAGCAGACGTATTTGGATTAGAACTAGGAGCTGTACTTGTTTTTTGAGAATTCATTATACTTGATAATAATTGGTCCATCTGGATATGTATTATATTATATTATTATTAGATTTAAAAATAATATATTTTAGTTGAAATTATAACCAAGTTTATCTAATTATAACTATTTCACATGACTGCTAGAGATTCAGTTTACACCTTTGGACATTTAGAATAAAGAAGAACGTAAAAATGGGTTTGAAATATTTGTCATAGTTTCTGTTGTTGTTGTTGCTGTAGTTGATGTCGGTGCGGCAGTTGTTGCTGTTGTAGTATCAGCATTAAACACACAAATTTTAAGATCATTATCATATTTCAATCCCTTTGTTTGATCGCAACACATTTCACCAATACATGTAGGTGTAACTGATGCCCAAGGATCTACAGGTTGGCTACTTGTAGCGCCTGCTCCACTAGTATCTGTCGGTGCTTTTGATTTATCAAAATACCAATCATATTCATCAAAATTCATATTATCGCGATTCGATAAATCTAATATTTTTTTGCCAATAGCAATTACACCAATAACAATAATCAACCCATTTAATGTGATATATACATTGGTTGGTAATATTCCATTTTTGCCTAAAATAATTGTTATTAACATAAAAATACACACATATATAATTATTTTGACTATCTCTGTATGAGCACCGAAACGTTTTCCATAATAAGTATTTATTTCAACCAATCGGAGTTTATCATTTTTTTGATCTTCAAGTAGTTTCATTCGCACCTTTGCTTCATTTAATTCATTTTCGACTATATCTATAGCAAACTTCTGCTGCTGAATCGTATTTTGAGAGGATGACATATTCTGTTGATAAGATGATGTCATGTTATTTAAACTATTATAAAGGGTCGCTCTTGTTTCTCCAATTTGGTTAATTCTATTAATTATATTATTTCTTTCATCAGTAGTTAAACTATCATTATCTAAACTAGTATATAATTTCATTTCAGTTGTTTGCATATCTTTAATGCTATTAATTGTTTGAGAAACGCCTAGATTAAATTGGGTACCAGTTTCTCTGCTAACAGGATCAGATATAGAAGTATTAGTTGTATTTATAGTATTACGAGGATCTAATTCATAGTCAGGATTATTATTATTAAGTGTAGTCATTTTATATTATTAATTAATATTAAATAATATTAAATTATTATATTATTGTTTATTTGTTAGTTAGTTCATTTATTTATTGGTAATTTATTTCTTGTTTTGTTTCATTACATTAACAGTTATTGTTAATAATCCAACTGCTAAAACACTCCAAAAAATATAGCTATAATTCTCTTGTAGAATTCGAATATCTGTGTCTGCTAACATACCATTGACATCGCTCATGTCGATGTTTTGCATTCCTTCGGTTGTTAGTTGACTATTTGCTTTTAAATTTTGGTCATTTTTTAAATTTTGGTCATTTTTTAAATTTTGGTCATTTTTTAAATTTTGGTCATTTTTTAAATTTTGACCCATACTTTGAAGATTATTCTTCTTCCCCATAACTATATTTTTATAGGATGATATTTTCTTTTTTAAAGTCTCATCATTTACATTCATTGTATCAAATATTGTCTGATCATTGGCATACAATTCCTTTATTTTTTCTGAAATACTAGCCTCTATTTGATTCATCTTGCCCTTGATTTCATCCATTTTTATTTTATTCGCCTCTGGTATAATCCTATTTTTACATATTTCATCACTAGTTTCAGGTGACATTCCAGTATTATTCTTGACATAATTACTGTACCTTATCGTGTCGATTTCCTCAATATTTTTATTACATATATTCCCATTATTTATGGCTGGTATTCGGACCCCCATTGTTCGATTATTATTTGATATTCTGGGACTCTTTGGGAACATATTAGAATTCTTTAAATAACACATATTCGAATCATCCCCAGTATTTACCCAAACAAATCCAGCGCACCCATCCGTTGAATTACATGCGACTTGACAATCGCCTATAGCATTCATTGGACCTCCACCAACGATATTACTGCTCTCATCCGGCGAATCAAAATTATTATACATATTATATTTAGAATCAACTCCCTTAGTATAACTTAACATCTCATTTGGATACTTAAACGCAACGGAATTATTATCAATATATGCCATATTTCCTAAATTTTCAGGCACACCTACCTCATTCAATTGGAATACAGCATTTATATTATTATTTATACCATATCCGCTTACACTTGGTCTTATTTTCATAATACATCCATTTGATATGGTTGATGTATATAATACCAGATTTCCAGATGGTAACATTATCAACTTTAATGCTCCATCAGCAGATCCGATCCATTCATTTTGAAATAAAATCTGACTCGATGAAGATGATAAAAATGAGTCGCTATATTTCCCATTACTAGACACCCAATCCGGATTTGGGGTTAATTGTGTAATAGTTGTAGCTGAACACCATAATGCGCCTCCAATGCCGTCTTTACCACTAGGTGTGCCATTGTATAGACATAATTTACCGCTCTTTTGTAAGCTTAGATAATAATCAGATTCGCTATTTGTACTCGTATTTAGGTTTAAAACTTTCTCAACATTATCTATATTTGAAAACACCAGCTGACCTTTATTATTTAACCGCACACTGGTAGGTATAAAATCAGTTAGATCTATTAATCCCTCAGTTGTCCATATTTGTATTTTATTAACCTGCTTGGACGCATTTCCATATTGTTGTATTGTGGTTGAGTCAGTTCCAACTAAACAGGTCGATCTACCATCAGCATCTGGAACGCCTTGTAGAGCAAAGAATTGCTTGCCTGAATCAATTGCGTATTGTTTACATTCATCCATTGTATATAATTTAGTGTCTGATGCTTTTGTCATTGCGGGAGTAGAAGTAGTTGACGTATCTTGACTCGTATTGTAATAACACCCGCCATATGTAACAACTGGATCATTTAACAAACTAGACACATACACATTTTGTCCTTCATTGCCACATGATTGTCCATTCTTCATGTCAGTCCCATTTTTTAACAAGGATGAAAATTTATTTGATGGCACATCTTTTATAATTTTAGCAGCAGCAGGACATCCATTTTTTCCAGCAGTTGCGTCAAATGTCGCCTGATCTGTGTAATTTTTAAAGACTCCTTTTGATGTTACATATCCACCAATACCAGAGCTGGCTAGATTTAATTCGCCATTTGAATTATTAATTGTAATATTTGAACTTAAATATGGATTATCTTTACTTGTTAGATCAGTATATTCTAAACCAGCAGTTTCAGCCGTTTTTATTAGATCCTTATATTGACTATTCAAGTCATCGTATTGACTTTGTAAATTCGTAAGCTCTTGTGTATCAGCAGCCGCAGTAGTTTTGTCGGCCTTTATTCTATTATAATTATTCAAAAATACTGGTTTGCGTTGGTATGTTGAATCTGGGTCTGTATATGTATCTGGAGTAGATGTGAATCCTTCGTGGAATTTATTATTATATTTGCGATTATATTTTAATTGTTTTTTTTGAAGTTGATTCCCTTGATCTAAAGACAAAAATATATTATTTATTTCATCCATTGTTAGTTGTATTAATATACATAAATACAAAAATATTTACAATTGTATTTATATTTTATAGAGAGTCATTTTTAGGACTTGGAATGATTCCGATCTTCATAAGAATAATAATTGCGATTAATATAGCCCATACTGAAAATCCAGAGACATTGCTTATATTAAATGATAAAACGATTAATGCTATCATTATTATTAACCAGAATATTGAGAAAAATGTAGCCGTCTTGCCTCTCATTTGGTTTATCACAATGATGGATAAAATACATGCTATTATTATCCAGAATCTAAAAGATCCGTCTGCTTGTTGAACAATCAACGATTGACTTTCATTTTCAGCATTAATTGTTTCATTATCTTTTATCAACTCTTCCATTTGAAGCCTCTCTGCTAAAAGTTGCGCATAATATGTATGTAATTCATTTCGTTTTTGTTCATTTTCATTTTGTTGTGCCTCTACTTGTGGTGACGATTTTTCAATTGCGTCTGTTAGTTCCTTATTTATCTCAAGCATTCGATCATTTAATGATTTGAGAGTTATAACGCATGCTTTAATGTCCGGCAATAACGCAACATCTGATGAACCATTTATGCTTACATTTAATTGGCCATTCCCTGATCTTGCCCAACAATAATTCTTGTGTTTATTAAATGTGGCGCCTGTACATTTAACATCAGACGCACACATCGATTCACATTCGGCTTGTGACGATACGGAACCCTCTTTGATTCCGCCAGACCCCCAATAGCTACGATTTGAAAAACTAGTAAAGCTAGTCGATGAACTAACAGCAGCATTTAATTTTGAATTACAATTCTTATAAGCTTCTTCATATTGGTTTAATAATGATGCGTATTCCTTTTCTAATGCTTTTATATTCATTAAATCTGGTTGTAATCCTGATTCCATATGTATAATATAATATACATATAGAAAACTATAATATAGAAACTATAATGATTTGTTAGTTGATGAATAATAACCTGCTAAAAATGATATTATGCTGATTAATGGGATTAAATTATATTGTGAATATGAATATGAATATGAATATTTGGTTGCTGGTATAAAATTTGCGATCATTTTACGATCCTTTATTTTGTTAGTTGTATCGATTATATACTTGGATAATTTGGTATCAATTGTATATTTATATGGTTTTCTAGTAAAAAAGGAAAGCATTTTATTTTAAATATATATAAATATAATGAATAATAATCTTAAATCAAAATACTTATACTTATACTTATACTTATAATTATACTTAAAATAAACGTCCTAACAGTGGAATAAATGTTTGAAAAATGCCCGATTTATAAACAACAAAAACAATTAAAATAGCTACTGCGGCCTTGGCTGAAACCAATAATGCTAAAAGTAAAAGAATACCAATAAATATTTCAATGTTTTTATAATATTGTAATTTATATTCTGTTTTACTATCATCTATCATAATAGCCGATCCAGCCTTAACACCGTTTAACGTTTTCGCAATCTCAGTTAATTGTTGGTTTAATATCTTCTCTTTATTTAGTTTCCCTGATATTGAAGCCATGGAATTATTTTTCTCTTCTATTTTGCGTTGAATATTATTTGTTATTTCAAAAATATCACTGCTAATGGTCTGTAATTGACCTTTGCTATTTAAATAATTTGTGCTATAACTTTCATATTCTGGATTTATATTATAATAAACATAGTATTTCTTGAAGTCATCTAAAGCAGAAAAAAAACTAGATTTTTTACTATTAATTTGTTCTTCTATTTGTTTTGCGTCTTTATTCATATTATATATTTTGTATATAAAAATATAATATATTTTGTGTCTTCCACTTTAGCACTGTAAAATATTTGGATTTGTTTATGTACAAATTCGATAATATGGTGCTGAAATTGCGGTTTTACTACGGCGAATTATTTCACATACTTGCCCCGGTCTGATGCCAATCGCCTGCGCCACAGGATCAAAACGCGATATATCTGGGAACTGATTATCATTCATCACGTTATATCGTTTTTTTATTTTAGCGGTTTCTGTGTTTGTTAGAACCCGATGCGGTGGCACTAATTCATTTTTTAATATGTTAAATTGTTGCCGCTTTAAATTTTGAATGACTATGAAAATCTTATCTTGTTCCCAAATATGTTTTAACGTATTTAAAAGAGTTTCATTTACTTCATCTTTTACAACAATAAACAATGTATCATGCTTTTTTAATACCTCTTCTATATTAAATAGATCATCTATCATTTCTTGGAGATTTTGCGGTCTTAGTGACTTTGCTAAATAATACCGAATATAAATCTTTGGTTTCCTTTTAGTGTCCTCATCCTCTGTATATTTTTCTAAAATCATATCCAATTGATTATTTAATTTCATTGTGTTTACTTCATTTATACTAAACCCATTATATTCATCAACATTATATCCTTGCATCTTCATTAGTTCTAACATATTTAAACGCGATTTATAAACGGATGAGATTAAACTACTAGTATTTTGAACTGCTGCCATTGTCTATTATATTATAATATAAACATATTGATTTTATTTTGTTTCAATTTTAAATTATATTAATTTTATTGGTAATATAATTTATTTATTCATATAAATTTTTACAAATTTATAGTTTTATTATTTTTAGCTGACCGCCACTGTTGCTACTACTACTATCATCACTAGTATTACTACTACTACTGCTATTACTACTATCTGTAGCGGATTCAATTACTCTACTATCACCGATTGGCTTAAATAATTCTAATGATCCGCCATACATCTCTTGAGCGGCTGAATGCGGCCTTATTGTTGTTATTTGCGGTGGGTTAACTTTCTCTATTAATCTTTTAAATTCCCCTGCTTTTTGAGAATAAGTTCTTTGTAAAGAACTTAATTGATCTGTAACAGGCAAGCCGCCAAAATATTGGCTTAGACCACCACCGCCTTGGCTTAGACCACCACCGCCTTGGCTTAAAGCTCCATTCATTATTTGCGACATTACTAGATCTCTTTGTGCTCCACCTAACTGTCTAATAACTTGTTGTTTTTCACTAGATAACTGATTAAATATATGATTCATTTGCGGATTATTAAATATTTCATATCCACCTCCACCAGCCATACTATCATTATTACCAGGGATCATACTAGTTATACTATTAATTGTATTATTAACTGAATCACTAATATTAGTACCTAAATCACCCAACGTATTATTCGCATTATCTAACATGCCCTTGGCTTTATCTAATATACCAGACCCAGACCCAGAGGCATTTTCATCACTTGACGAAAATGTATACCCTGGCGCAACTGGAGGAGGATAAAGAGACATATCTTGCTCCTCGCTTTGAACAGAAGAATTTGGAGAAGCCGAATTGGGAGGAGTATAATTAGGAGACGATGGATTGAGAGGAGGAAAATTAGGAGCTTCTGCTTGCGATTGTGACGATTCTTCTTCCGATGATTCTTCTACTGGTGCTACTGGTGCTACTGCTGCGAGTTGCGCTTGAGGAACAACAACCTTTACCTTAGCAGTCATTTGCGTTTTATAATTATCTATTATTTCTTTAATATCACGTTCAGCAGTACCATCTGATCCATGATCAATATTCAATAATTTATCAATATTTCTCGATTGATATGACAAATTCAAAAGTTGATCTACATTTTCTTCAGTAATAATACGCATTTGAATATTCATTACTTGTAACTCTTGTATCATCAGTTTCAACGCATATGGAATCCTTAAAAGACTAAATGAACGACCATACAAACTAAACGCATCTAAGATTTGGTCTCCCTCTTTGGATGTAGTAAATACTAATGGCCCATCCGCAAATGGACTAAGGAATAAATTCCGCTCTGTATTGTAAATCGCAATTGCTCCTGTTTTATTACAAACCGCCATATAGTATTGATCACCGCGGACCATATATGACTCATTCAGGAAATACGACATACCATGTGCCATTATACCATCACGCTCCATCTCACCAAGCCTTAGACCACCATCATTGGCTCGACCTTGATTTGTCTGTCTAGTTAACGCACTACGCTTTCCAGTGGCACGATAATTGATCTTATCTTTAACCATGTGTTTCAAACGCATGTAATATGTAGGTCCAATGAATATCTCAGAATACAATTGCTCCCCAGTGTAGCCATTATATAAAATTTGATTGCCCGAATTATGATATCCCATTCGCGTCAACATTGGCCCATATGTATTATAATTGGCACCCTTTGTAGCATATGCGGTACAATCTCCATAACCACCATATAAAGTACACGCCTTACCTAAAAGGCATTCAACTAGTTGTCCAATTGTCATACGAGATGGGAGTGCGTGCGGATTAATAATAAGATCTGGTCTGACACCATCGGCGGTAAATGGCATGTCTTCTTCGGGGATAATTAGACCTAGGGTTCCTTTTTGCCCGGCTCTCGACGCCATTTTGTCACCAATTGCGGGCAGGCGTTCTTCACGGACGCGAATTTTCGCAATTCGGAAGCCCTCCTCGCCCTCCGTAATAAATGACTTATCAACGAACCCTACCTGACCCTTCTTTGTCGTCTTTGAGTTATCAATAAATTCCCCTTTATTATCAGTTGTGCTTGTTAGTTGCCCAATTAATACAATACGATCATCTATTTCAGTATTTTCCTTGACTAATCCATGCTCATCTAATTTACTATAATCAAACCCATCTTTCAACCCAGCCACGTTCTGTTTGGTTTCAACATTTGTAAAAAACGAATTTGTATTATTTCCAGACACTTTTGAACTCTCTTCTCTGGATTCATAAGTAGTGAAATATGTTGTGCGAAATAATCCTCTTTTAATAGATCCTTCATTAATTAAAATAGCATCCTCCACATTATACCCAGTGTAACTCATGATCGCGACAATCGCGTTTACACCATAAGGCTGTTCCTCGTTATTTATATACTCCAAATACCTAGATTTGATTAAGGGTGTCTGTCCATAATTTAAAATGACGCCCATCTTATCCAGTCTCATCTGGTAATTTGAATGATATACCGAGACCGCTTGTTTGCTTTGACCGCAAGAAAACACATCACGCGGCAACTGATTCGATTCCGGATAAATAATAGAATTGCCCATGACTCCAAACATTAGTGATGGATCTAATTCCACATGTGTGAAATATTTATTATCTTTCAATTGTTCGGGACGTGTAGCAATTAGCGCACTTTCTTCCTCTGATGTATCGACATAATCCAGAATACCCTTGTTCTCTTGAAACATATCTAACAATTTATCCAAAGTATTATAACCCGGATATAAATCTCGCGAATCATACAATATATTATTACGCAGACTAAATGCGGGATCTTTTTTATCCTGGAATCCAGCAACCGCTTGTTGCCACGTGTATTGATGTGACTCTATAATATCTGTAATTCGTCCATGAGCATAACTAATTTTGCCATCAGTGTCTCTGTAATAGATGGGTCTCAAAAGTCGCCCTCCATCTGTGTATATGTACACGATATTATACTCATAACTAAATGAAATACTCGTATAAATTGGAATTATACCATTGCGCCTAAAAAGCTTCAATGTATTCACATTTTCAATTGGATTTTCTATTACGCCAATCCAGTTGCCATTTACAAACATTTTAGTAGAAGTTGACAGCATTAACTGGCTACATTCCTGAAGCAGTTTCAGCGGCGTATTGGCTCTTAACCACTTGATTAATGGCCCCGATGAAACGCCATTTGAAATTGCCGTGCTAATTGACATATGTTTATGTAGGCCGACATTTCCTCCATCAGGTGTATCAACAGGATCGATTATTCCCCATTGTGATCCATGTAAATAATGTGGACCTACCACTTTTGATGTCGGATCTAATGGCAGACTAATCTTTCTTAAATGACTTATAAATGTAAACCATGACAACCGATTTAGATCCTGGACTAGACCGATTCGCTTTGTATTTGGGTCGGCACCCCAATTCCCCTTGAATCCTTTTTTGAATCCATCCTCGATTATACGATCTTTGAAAAAATCCTTGTAATTGTCTTGGACTAGGGAAATAAAGTTTGCTCGATATTTTGCCGGATGATAATAGAACTCCTTATCCATTTTTAAAAAGATATTTCGATTTTGGATTAAGAAATACTCTCGAAACAAGTCATAAATAAGCGACCCCGATGTTTCAACACGCTTGAACTTGAAATTGTCGCGATCTGTCGGCTTTTCGCGTCCCATATAAACCCTGAGGAGCCGATTGACCATGAACCCTACATAATATGCCTTATTTAGGAAATTATCCTCGCCTACATGCGGCAAAAAATAATTCATAAGGATCTCTAATACCGCCGAAACAGTCCGGCGCTTCGTGAATGTAGCGATAAATTCTAGGGCTGTTAGTTGGGAGAATATCTTATTCGCATCATGAACTGATGGAATGAAAATATCAATCGCGTTTGAATTGCTTTTTAGATCCAATAAACAATATTCTATGATTGATTTGTCTGAAACTACGCCTAATGCGCGCATCAGGATGAACAATGGGATCGGTTTTCGGACATTGGGGACGTCAACAACTATTTGGTTATTACTATAGGTCGCGTCTGGTGCTACTATTTTTACAGATGAATAGCGAATAGGTTTTGAACTGTCCTCTGAAACAGAACGCACTTCACATGAAAAACTGTATAAATTGTCTGCTTTGTTTTTTCTCACATACAACATATTGTCTGCGAATTTTTCCTGACTGACAATACATTTTTCCTTTCCGTCAATAATAAAATAGCCTCCATAGTCATTTCGGCATTCACCTAAATTAAAACGCGCCTCGGTTGCTAGTCCTTTTAAAATACACAAATTAGATTGTACCATGATTGGAAAGCGTCCTAGATATATTTTTTCCAATGTAATAGTTTCTTCCATTTTTTGATCACCATTATAATAAATAAAATCAACATCGACGTCATAGTGGACGGTTGTTCCATATGTCATGTTTCTAAGACGGGCATCATTTGGGTACATATAATGAGGATAAGGGCTTGAATATCCGTCGGATTCACTGTCGTAAATCACGGGTTTACCCAAATACATTTTGGTGCCTGTTTTGCCGCCGAGATACAGAAAACACTCGCTCCTATGTTCACTGTCTTTATTATCTCTTTCATCTCTTTCAATAAATCGAATTGGATTATTCTCGCGAAATATTTGAAAAATACCCTTTCCAAAAAAGTCATTATATGAGTCTAAATGATGAGCAACTAAATTATACGGGTTGTCTTTAAAATATTTGTCAATTAGATTCCAAGCAATTGTATCCATTATATTATTATAATGTTATTTTTTTATAATATTATTTATATTAATAATATTATTTGTATATTTGTTGTTTGATTATTTATCAATAATCACAGATTTTGTAATATTTTTTATTATTTTCTCAACATTGTTACATTGTTCTTCATTTGACCCTCCTGACATTGAATTCATCACTATTTTCAGATACTGATCATTCTTCCGTGAATCAGATCTCTTACAATCTGGATTCAAATTCGTCCATTCTGTTATTTGTTTAATGTTTTTATTCGCAACATCTTTTATTACTTTTTTTATTACAATCTTTTCATCATTCTCCTTTGACCATTTATTATCATCTTTTATGTATAAAACCTCTCGTTTTGAATCGCTACAGTGTATAGGTCTTTTACATGTTTCCAATTCATTCAGATTTTTTATAAGTATTTTGGAAACGCCATCTACATAACCAACACGACCCACGGTTTCAAGGTCTGTCAATTGAATCTTAATCGAATCCACAAATTCGCCAATATTCAAAGCATCTTTACATGTTTCATTTAAGAAAAAATTTAAGTTGAATGCTGTATTATTTGAGTTTATTGTATTATTTGAGTTTATTGTATCATTTGAGGTTAATGTATCCTTCTTTATTAGCTCTATAATTAGAGTCTTAAATTCGGCATTTTCTTTAATGAGATATTCGATTAGATTATCCTTTTGTAATAGATCATTTGTAACATTTTTATTACAAATTTTTTTGTGTCTCCATAATCCAGAGTTATCCTTATATATTTTATTACAATTATCACATGTAAATTGTTGATCAGGTTTGGAGCAGGTTTTGGGCAGGTTTTGATTGCTAATCATTGATTTTAGATGTTTAGCTGTCAATATATGATCATCGTAGCTGCTTTTTTTACTCGTACCATAGTCACATTTTTCGCAAAAATATTTTGAGCAGTTTTTGGGCAGGTTTTGATTGCTAAACATTGCTATATATTATCAATATAGAATTTAATTAGATTTTAATGGTAAATTTTAGCATCACACAAAAAACTCTCTTTTATTTTATTTTTAGAGCATTATGATCAGAAACCTCCAAAAAACACCCCTTTTTCAAGACTTTTTTTGGGTTTCCGTTTTTGGACATTTCTTACAAAGTTGAAAATGTCCAAATTTCATTTCCCTTTTTACTTTTGGGAAAAAAATTGTGACTGAGACTTAGGGTGACAAATACGTCACTAAATTTGTCACCATATATGCTCTCAATATATTACTCTCTCTTTTTCACCTAGCAAAAAAATATTATTTATCAATAATCACTGATTTTGTAATGTTCTTTATGATTTTCTCAACATTGTTACATTGTTCTTCGTTTGACCCTCCTGACATTGAATTCATAACTATTTTGAGATACTGATCATTCTTCCGTGAATCAGATTTCTTGCAATCTGGATTCAAATTCGTCCATTCTGTTATTTGTTTAATATTTTTATTGGAAACATCTCTGATTGCTTTTTTAATCACCAATTTATCATCATTTTCTTTACACCATTTATTATCATCTTTTATGTATAAAACATCTCGTTTCGAATCGCTACAGTGTATGGGTCTTTTACATGTTTCCAATTCATTCAGATTCTTTATAAGTATTTTAGAAACACCTTCTACATAACCAGAATGACCAAATGTTTCAAGGTCTGTCAATTGAACCTTAATAGAATCGACAAATTCTCCAATATTCAAAGCATCTTTACATGTTTCATTTAAAAACAAACTTAGATTAAATGTTTTGTTATTTGAGTTTATTGTGTTATTTGATATTATGTTATTTGAAATATTATCCTTCTTTACAAGTTCCATAATTAATGTTTTAAAGTCATGATTTTGTTCAATCATAAAATCCTTCATTATTTTATTTTCATTTAATAATATGTCAATTATATTAGTATTATTATTGTTATTAGTATTGGTATTGTTAGTATTGTTAGTATTGTTAGCATTATGATCTCCACATTTTTGTTTATGTTTCCACATTCCGCTATGTGTAATGAATTTTTTCCCACATTCACAACCAAATTTTGGGGATTTTGGGATTTCCAATACTTCCATTTTACTTCCAATTTGATGTTTTGCTGTGGCTAAATGTTTATTGTAATCTTTTTTATTATTGGTTTTGAGTTGGCAACACTCGCAATAAAAACTGGGGATTTTTGGGGACAAATTTACTTCCATATTTTCTAAAGTGACACTATATTTTAATTTTAATACAAAAAACTCAAAAAAAATATCATCACAATATTTTCACCCCTAAAAAATAAATTTAGAGCATTATGCTCAGAGACCCTCAAAAAACACCTCTTTTTCAAGACTTTTTTTGGGTTTTCAATTTTGGACATTTATAAATGTCCAAGAAATGTCCAAAATCCATTTCCCTTTTTACTTTTGGAAAAATATTTGTGACTGAGACTTAGAGAGACAAATACATCACTAAATATGTGACCATATATGCTCACGATATATTTCATGTGATTTTTCACCTAGCAAAATATATATTAATAAACTAATATATATAATATTTTAATAAGATTATATTTATATATATAAATATGGATATGGAAGTTCCACCCCAAACCCCAGATCAAGTAAATGAAACACGAATGGGTTATATGTTAGAAATGTTGCTTCAACCGAATAATAAAGTTGAATTAATACATCCAGATAGTGGTGCTTTTGGAATAGTTATGTCTATTCATATTCCTGGCAAAACTTATTTTTTTGGACCAGATTCGAATGGACGTTTAATCGTTCCGATTCATAAATTTATTTGTAAAATATTAATAACACCAGGGACATCATCATTACAGTCAATAAATATAGACTATAAAGGAAACATTGTTAACAAAATGTTAACAAGTGAAACTAATGCGGTAGTAGAGGCCCAAACTCAATCTAATATATATATATCTACTGTTACATATGGAGACCCTGTATGTACTGATATTGCTGCTTTTTTAAAAATAAGGTCAGCAGATGTTAGATCTTTTTTTGAAATATTATTTCCACGGTTAGTATTAGATACACAATGTAGACAAAGTATACAATGTATGTTTATAGAGTCACTTATAGATGAAATTAAAAGCAACCGTTTAGATATATTTGCTACATTTATGGAATATGCCGTTGGTAATGATCCAACAGCAGTAACCCTACCATTTCTTGATAGAAAATTATTTGTTCCACCTCCAAATAATGACAACATGTTTTCATCAATAATAGCACAAATATTAATTACTGTAATTGAGGAAAAAGGAGAAAAATATAATTTGGATTATCATGAAGGTAATGTACTTATTACTAGAATATCTCCAGGCATTTTTAAAACAGTGTTAATAGACTTTGGCATCATTATGGATATACCTAAATTATTAAGTATAACAAACGACCTAGTCAAACAACAAGAACTACAACAATATATAAGTAATATAAAAGGTGTTATAAACACAATAACCCAAAATAAAACAATAAATTATTCATTATTAACAGACCAGTTGGTTCTAACATTGATACAAAATTTATTTAAATTACATCAAAGAATCATTGAACTATATAATGGGTATAAATCTAAAATAGATTGGATTTTAGATTATTTGTGCCAAACACAAATTCCTATAATAAGTAGACAACGCGTTAAAGCGTTAGATAACAAAATATTTGAAATACTTGAAGAAATAGATAATTCTTCATCACAGTTTAGTACACAAGCAGCCAAAGCAGCACTTACTAATAAAAAAGCTGAAATTATTCCCTTAATTATGGATAATATAAACTCATTAACTGCTTCAAATCAAGGTATACGTAATACATGTGTTTTAATGAAGAAATTTATGACTGCTAAGCAAGGCAGTCATTTTAATCCACAATCAGTCCTAGCAGAGTATAATGCTGGAAATTATTATACAAGTGGGTTTAGTATTCTTACTTTGCCAAAAATACAAAGCGCAAAAACAAAAATGATAGAACAACAAAAACTTACTGAAGCAAACCAAGCGGCGATTTTAGCTAAAATAAAGAGAAAGGAATTACGTATAAATAATATGGAACTCTTAAAAATCATGGGACCAACTATGATAACGAGATCGTCAAGTAATAGAGATACACGGAAAGCAAGTCAACAATTACAGACAATTATAGATACAGCTCAAACACCAAAAGACATAGATGAAGGATTTATTAGGTTTTGTACAACAAATATATTAAATAAAACAGCAAATTTCTGTAATACTCTTGCGGAGAAAGCGTCTAACTACTTCTGGAGTACAAATACAAATACAAGTACAATAGGTGGTAAAAAAACAAGACGAATGGGTATATTACACCTTTGCGCTCCCTTCGGGAAAATGCGCATGGCAACGTTACTTTTCGCTGATGAAAACGCTCCAGAATGGGCGTTTTCAAAGAGAAAAGGTGTAAATAAAAGAAAAACAATAAAATATAACCCAAAAAAGTATTCAAAAAATAATATGCCAAAAAAAAGACATACAAGAAGAGCACATTAATTATCAAATTTATTCAATTTTTACATTATCTAATCCAATTGTTTCATTACCTCGCGTCCAATCCCCCAAGATGTCGATCCGACTAATATTCTTCAATACCTCCTTGAATTCATTGTAACATATTGGCATACTATTGGTGCCACTTAACCACACTGAGTTTACTAATGGTATTACAAATCCATTTATTTTGCCATCATATTCATCTACCAAATTGTTCACAGGGAATACAATGTATTCATCTGTTATATTATTGAATAATTTAACAAACGCAGAAACTGAACTATTTGGATTATTAAGATTCGTAAAATCTCCGACAAAACTGGACATAGTAAAGGAGATCATGCTGGCATTAGACAGCGAGAAATTAGCAGGAAAATGTTTACTGAAGAACCACAAATCGCGATCATCTTTGTTCTTGTGATCTACGTTAATTACGTCATCGTTGCCGGTAATATAATTTGACATTAATCCATTTAAGCTGTATGGCATAAATGATGCGGCTACATTTTTATATCCAGTAATATTCCAATCATTATTATTAAAATGAAACATATTTTGAAATACTGGATTAATCGCAACTGTATTCATAATCAAGAAATAAATTACAGCAAAATATAGTAGCATTGTTATTAGTATTATTATAATAATAACAATTATGTTTAAATGGGTTTGTAATATAGTTTACTTCTGGTGTCGTTTACTTCTGGTTTTACTATTACTACCCTTAGATTTTCTGCCAATAGTTCTTGTATTACTTTTCATTATACCTTTACCTATGGTTTTCACTTTACCTATGGTTTTCATTTTACCAATATCATTTGTTATTGTAAATGTGGTCCATGGCTGCTGAGGTCTATCATCCAAATAATCTCGCAAATATGCCCACTGTCTATGTTCATCACAGAACTTATTCTTATCAAATGGGATTCCGCATGAGTTACCCCATCGGAGTGAAAATGACATGTTTTTTGCCATGGTCGCATCGCAAACATTTCCATCTAACGCACCATGTGGATCATATGGTTTGGGTCTACTTGGATCAGACATATATTCACGCGCATCGAGTTCATAATGCGAGCATACCGTTCGAGAACACGGATTTTCCTTGTTTAAATATACATCATAATGATCTGATAATATTTTTTGAGCAATTTCAATATTCAATGTCCCCTTGTATTTATCCATTAGATCATCCAGACGAACTCGACGTGCTCCCTGGTGTCTGCGTATGTCGTCAAAACCGGAGTTAACACACTCCAAGTTACGAATACGGGGATCATATGGCGCGTTAAACCCGATAAAATATCCGTCCTTTGTACGCTCAACGTTATGGAAACGCAGACCGAGTTCTATACGTAAGATTTCATTTGTATTAATGTCGCCAAATAACCAGGAATTCGCATAATCGCCAGAATTTCCATCTAGCAACATTTCCACATAGTCATCCAGATTCTTGCCATACTGCATCGCATTGCGAATACGACATGCTATAGGTATTTTATTTTCGTAAGGAAAAAATCCTCCTATAGTTGTTTCGGTGCCGATGATGCCATTAGATGTCACAAAGAAGTCAGTTCCAGACCAAATCCAGCCGATAAATCCCATAATAAGCATGCGCGCGCCCTTATCGGGTTTCAAATCTAATACAACATTCGCAAATTGTCCATCTATAAAATTACTAAAATTATTATGAGCGACTACAATCTTGCCATCAGCGGTCCACTTGCCATTTGCGATGAATGCGCTACAACTATCGACGGCTCCCCCCTTAATTGGTCTTTCTCCTCCCCCATTTGATCCTCCCTCTTGTGATCCAACCAATTCAGTAGCCTCTCCCTTAACTGCTATTTTTTCCTCACTAGGCATATTTGTAAACCAACTCCCAGTCAATGTAAAATAATTATTCCAAGCAACAACTTCATCGATTGACATGGGTGTGCCGCCAGAAGTACATCCCTCTGAAAACCCCACCATTTCCTCGTAAAATTCATGGAATTTCTCCATAAGCGTTGGCTTAAAGTGTTTCCTGGCGGCTTCAATAAAAAAGTCCCATTTGACACCTAAATTAAAATAAACAATAAAATCGAGAGTTTTCTTTATTTGTTTCATTTTATCAGCAACCAGATATCCATAAGCATAGCCGCGTTCCTTTGCGCCGCCCTTAATCGACACATATATCCACCCATTCATTTCATATGATATACCATTTTTTACCCTTTTAATATTGTTAGACATTACTATATATATATATAATATTATATAAAATATTATATAATCTAATCTACTCTTATCATTACCAATGTATAGGCAGACCATCAAACCAATTTGGTACAGCAATAGTCTTAGGTGGATTTGCTACGCCAAGATATCCTGATCCTGGATAACGTTCAGCTCCATTTGTATCGCCATCTTTAATTTTAGTAATCGGCTTATAGTCTAATTCGCTACCAGTGTAAAATTTATTATGAAATCCTTCTTTCCCTTTATACCCATCTTTAAATTGTACACCCATTGAAAGTATAATTACTAAAACGATAAACAATCCAAAAATAGTTTGCGCTTCTTTCATATTTTATATATAATCTATATAAAATATAAAATATCTTTCAAATTTATTGGCAATTAAGACCTTGACATTGCCCCCCTACTTTTCTAGAAGTACTCATCCGGGGTTTCTAGCACCACCCATCCCTTCCATCATAATATGCTGCTTAGATTTACGTTGGTTCACCATAATTAAATAAACAATGATAAACAAAAGGAAAAACGGAAGCAAAACTAAGAACCAAGCAATATTCACATGACCATCATTACACATCAGATTAAGAACCCAAGTCCAGAAAAGCACATACAATATCTTCACAACAAATACCGCAATGGTACTCGGTACATGGCAAGCAAAACTGCCTAAACAATATTTATTATCATTTCCAATATTTTGAAAAATAGCCATGACTATTCCAATAACAGAAATAACAAAATATACAAGCGACGGAGTACACAATTGACTAAGTTTATTTGGGAAAGCCATATTATAATATAGTTGGAGAAAAAATTATAGAGACGATTTCATTGTTCTTGAAAACTGGTCGGCATATGGCGCCGGGTTTACTGGTGCTTTGTATCCATTCAATGAATTATACATGCTTTCAAAATTGTACGACAAGTCGCTGCCTAAACTCTTAATAGTTTGAAATGGAGCACCTCCTTTTATTCCGCGCCTTCTACTTTTTCCGTGCCGTATACTTTTGATGTGTCGTCTACCCTTTGTTCCTTTTCTGCGTCTAGATCCTCCCAGCTTCATCATTGTTTGCGGGTCTTGTTTATACAGATTATCAGTAAAGTAATTACGACCTCCATCAACACCGTCAACTCCAGGCCATTCGCTAATTTTTGGCCCCCAAGGACTTCCGACAAATGGCGCTGGAAGCGGAGGAGCTGGTTTATAAAAACTGCCTCCTTTCATACCACAAGTGCCATCACATTCACCCTTCATACCACAAGTACCATTATGCCCTCCACCCTTCATACCACAAGTACCACATCCTCCATTTTGCGCAATGCCTAAAATTTTACCAAATGAACTTGGCATTTGACAACTGGGACAATAACCTCCATTTTGCTTACACATCCCATTTTGCTTACACATCCCATTTTGCTTACACATCCCATTTTGCTTACACATCCCATTTTGCTTACACATCTTATTAGAACATCCATGCTGATTATATCTAATACGCCTTTTTGTTTTAGTTCTAGGTTTTACCATTTATATAATATATTTAGAATAAAAATAATATAATAAAAAAACCAATTTATATCATTAAAGATTTACATCATTGAACATTTATAATGGTACGCATACTTCAAATTGTTATTGATATCTGAAACATTTTACACCTTTGAACAATTAAAACGGTACAAGTGCCGTTCAAGTTTTTGCTTCGTTAAAAAGGAAACGTTGCTACCCGAAGGGAATATGAGTTAACAGGCACGCATCACGTAGTTATAGCGTGCCGATTTAAATCTTCATCGGTGTAATTATTCAAGGGTTACTATATCATTCAAATCCAAGTTAATCAATATCCACATGAGTAAGCATATGGCGTCGGCAACACATCTTATGTAGTCTCAATTCATCTAATACTTCGCCTTCGGGTGTCTTTTCACTAAATTCCGATGTCAAATAAATCACCTTATCTGTATGAAGTCCCTTGCCCAATTTGCGCTTCCTAACCTCTTCACAATAGTAACGATATTTGTTTGCTAAAAGGCCGCCACAGGTAAAACACTTTACTGGAATGATCATCTTTGTATATATATTTATATTATTCTTATATATATTTATTTTAAAATCAATTTTTTTATTAAAAAATATACATATAAATCAAAATAGAAACATATTATATAATAAAATATAATATGCTTTCACAAATAAATGAACTGATTAAAACAAATACTAATACCAATATTAATAAAAGGATTGAATGGGATGATTATTTTATGTCTATTGCGCTACTTGCGTCACAGCGCAGTCCATGTCAAAGACTTAATGTCGGATCCGTCATTGTTAAAGATGGTCGTCTAATTTCAATGGGTTATAATGGCTTCATATCTGGTGCGCCACATATATCGCGAATCAAAGATAATCATGAGCAATCAATTATTCATAGTGAAATAAACGCGATAACAGATTGCGCCAAACGCGGCGCATCATTATCAGATGCCAAGATGTATGTAACCCATTATCCGTGCCTGAATTGTTTTCGATCCATTGCGGCGTCAAATATAAAGGAAATCGTTTATTTGAATGATTATAACAATGATGAAATGGTGGCAATTTTAGCAAATGATGCGACAATTATGGTTCGGAAACTTGAACTTAACAGTTAAGTTTATTGTTTATATTGTTCTATTGTTTTATATTGTATTTATTCCCTTCATAATAATAGTGGTCCATTGAGATTAATTGACCATTAATATCCTTCTTAAATATGGGTCCATTTTTATCTGCGGCGACACATGTGCTATTACCTCCAGTTTCATTTGATCCTTCTATTCCAATCAAAGCACAACATGCCATATTTTGACACGTGGCATGCGACAATCCATTACAAGCTGTTTGTTGATCTTTAGGAGATTGCGAATATTTAGTACAGAAATTTGAGATGCCATCAATTGGCATAAATTCGATATCATCAGCGTTTGTTCCTGGATTATACTGATTTGATTGGTATAAACTACCTAAAACAGGTTGATCGCCATATTTGCTCAAACCTTGATCTATATTTTGATCTATATTATTATTAGAAGAAGAAGTAAAAGTTTCAACTGTAACAGATTGAACCAATTTAGTGCTTGGTTTAGGTACATTAAGATTAATCTCCTTCACATTTATAAATATTAATAATCCTAGAACAGATAAGATAACAGCAATAATAAATTTATAATTGGCATAAATAAAATCAATAAAACTCTTTATAAATTCATTCATAAATAACTTATAAATTATAATAATATTTTTTTATAATTATAATTTATAATGGTTCATAGAAAACATAGAAAATCATCTAATCGTTTTAGAAAAAATGCCGTAAAGAAAACACTTACAAAGGGTGTCTATATGGTAAAAAATACATCAAAGAAATATATGCCTAAGGTGAAGGCTGGGTTGGAAACGGTTGGATCCAAGGTGACTACAACTGCGGAGAAATCGGTGCCTATGTTACAAAGTGCCAGTCGCAAGTTTTTGGGTATTTTTGGAATTGGTAAGACCAAGAAGCATCGCAGACATTAAATAACATATTATTTTAAATAAATTAAAATAATATATAACTTACAAAGTAGTAACAATTGTGCCTTTTGTTGTCTTCACTTTTTTCAGTCTGGTCCCTGTATTATGGATCTCGTCATGACATGAATCGCATAAACTCAAAAGATTTGCCGGATGATTTTTATGAAATGTAAGGCCATTATCGGCATTTTGAATGAGGCCGCGATCATCAGCGTCTTGCTGGTATTGGAGATGATGAACTTCGGTCGCCATTTTTACACCGCATTTTTCACACATGCCCTTTATATGTTTGGCATTGAAATGCGACGATTTTTGATCTAGCAAACTATTTGATTCCGGTTTGTATTTCATACGAATACCATGCGCCATATCCAGGAAATCTTGGGGTAAATTCAGCGATTTACATACCTCAAGGCCGTACATATTGGTTCCAGGGCCGTCCTTTAGCTTACGATCATAGATAAGCAGATCTTTCTCCTTGTCGTAAATGACTGACATGTGTTTACATGCTACATTGTGTAGGGAGACAATTTCGTCGTAATTTGTGATTTCATGTAGGTGTGTAGCGAATATGAAGGAGCATGATTTCTGCTGTAGCATTTGTATGCCCGCGACGAAAATGCTCGCAGCACTTATGCTCTCAGTCCCGGAGCACAATTCGTCGCCCAAAACGAGACTTTGGGGATCAGCCAGCCGTAAAATGGTGCGCAATTCGGACATTTCAACAGCAAATGTGGATAGACCTTTGAATAAATTGTCGTTGCCAATTATGCGCGTGAAAATGTATTTATAGGGGTAAAATTGGAACGAACTAGCGGGTACATAGAGCCCGGCTTGTGCCATTATAACGGAGATGCCAAGGGCACGAATAAAGCTCGTTTTGCCCACTGCGTTAGTACCATAAAGTAAGATACCATCGAGAATGCCGTTACCAAGAGTGATGTCATTTGCTACATATAGCTCAGATTGCTGGATCTTTTCAATAAGACAATGTCTAAGCTTAGTTGCTTTAATATATGATTTTTTGGTATTATTGAGATCCGTATTTTCTAAAATCATAGGCTTACAATAGTTATATTTGTCGGCAATATATGTTTTCGCAAAGGCTAAATCAATATGCGTAATAAAATCACTAATAATGTTTATCTTATCTTGAAAGATCTCAATATCATTAATAATCTTAGAATATACTTTTGAAATAGTATCAATCAGATTTATTTTGATTGAACTAACATCTTTACATAATTTACCAATTTGGGGGCTCGAAATAAACCGATTTGTCGCCGATTGCTTGCTGAAATCGATTATATTTTTACCCAATTCAAGCACAAACACACGCTCTTCTTTAAAAAATGACGAATGATATTTCAACTTAATATGTGTCAACTTATTTGTTAGTAATACCTCTTCTAAAATCTTACAGCGCCTATCTGTGGCGACAAGACTAAAATTATTCTTCTCTGTCTCATGTATTTTTACAAAGGTATCCTTTGATTCGGTATCATCCTCAATAACGGTTTTTGTTGCGCGCTTCTTTTTTACACCACTGGTTTCATAATTGGCAATAATAGAACTAAAATAGGAACGACAACACTCCAATTGATCCTCTGACTCCATTAATGTCATTATTTTGGTATCTAGATCCGAATCAACCCCGCTCTTTATAAAACTCTTATCAATTTTATGGATATTATCAATGTCCTTACAATCTTCCATTATCAAAACATTGTCTAAAAAAGTAGTGATCTCAACTATATGAACTAACAAATTGTTAAAATGAGTTGAAGTCATTCTATGCTTCAAATATTCGATTAGATCATGATTATCAATCACAAAATTATATACCAGTTTTGAAATTAAAATGCTATTATATAGTTGATAAATGTATTTTGGAGATATTTTTTTCAACATTATTTGTCTATTAATCTTCGCAATATCTTTGATACCAGATAGCATTTGTTTTATTACAGAATATTCATCCGGATTGACCAACAAGTGATCTATAATGTTGTATTCTCGCTGTAAATAGGAAATATCTGTCACTGGATTTAAAAAACAATAGGCAAATTTACGCTTACCCATTGGAGTGATACATTCATTCAACATCTTAACAACAGACGAATATTTGCCACTATAATTGTCGTCATCAATAATATTCAGTTGCTTTAATGAGTGATTTGCTAATATAAGTTTACTATTATCATTCTCTATGGTCGGTTCATCAATTTTATATACTAGATTTGGATTGTGTTGGTAAATGAAATCTAACAAATAACAGAATGATTGGGTCGCATATACACGTTCGCCGAAGATAGTCATAAACGCGCCAATATCATTAAATTTATAGAACTTACTTAGCAGCTGTGTTTGATATATTTGTTTTTCACAATTAGCTGCTCTTTTATTATTTATATTATTTATATTTTTTTCATCTTTTACCTTTTCCAAAGGTTGTGAATCTAACAAATTTACATAATGAATAGATTTGCTTTTCAAATTTATATAACTAACAATATCATTGATATCCTGATTATCAATATTAGAAATAATAATTGTCTCGCTTGGGCAATGAATAGATATAAACCGCTCTAATTCATCAAATGTAGTAGGATTTTTAATATATTGTTCCCAATACTCCATAATACAAGTTTTTCCGGTGTAAATATCTATAATAGAAACGCCAATATAAACAACTTTATTATTACTACTATTTCCATTTTTTAACATTGAAACAATAGATTTCCTTTGTGTTTCAATCCAAATACAACATGTCTTGTTAGTTATATTATCTGGCTCAGTGGAAAAATATGTTCCAGGTGAAAAAACACCAATCAAACTGCGTGTTATCACACCCTCATTCGGATCATTCTGCGCATAAACAGCGATAGTGTACCCATTATCCTGTAGTTTTTTTATATATTTATCAACTAAATGATCCTTAAATCCACTCATAACAACATTATCTGATCCAATACATACCTTTTTATCAACCACATTTAGGTCACAAATTCTAGCAAAATCAATGATATTGCTGCCGCATATTAAGTCATTTTTGTCTTTCAGACCATAGACTTCAAAAAAGGCACCGCATTGCATTAGCAAAATTGTGTTTTGACCATATTCGTCGAGGTATTGTTTTGTTAAAGTAAAATATTCTTTTATAAATGCCATCTTTTGTTAGTTGTTAATATATATTTATATCAAATTGTCTTTAATATAAATACATATGAGTATTTTGTTTATCTATTTATTGCTCATCTAAAACCATAAATTTTGTATTAGGGTTATCTATAAAATTTAATAAAGATTTCTTTGTATCAATATAAAATGATTTTGTTAAAATAGGTATTCTATAATAAAATGTTTTCAATATATATAACAAGACCGACACGTATATTGGTAATGTAAATTTTTTAGTATGCTCTTTGGTAATAATATCTCTGAATTTTTCATTGTAGATTGAGAATTCGGCCCTAATATCCTCATCGTTATTTTTATATTTTACCTTATAACCATAGGTGGTAGTATCATCGATTACATATATGATTTTCTTAAAACTTTTTTTGTTTAAATGAAGATAATGTTGTAATTTATTCATCAAGCTAAATTCATTATCTGTAAATATAATAACATCTATATCACTTTTACCAGGCACATAATCTGATCTCTGAACGCTTCCGTAATATAATAATTTTGTGTCTAAATATTCACTTAAATTATAAAAGAATTTTTTTGTATTTGGAGGAAGGTCATTTTTAGTTGTTTCCATATTTCTGGAATTTTACTTAACATAGTAAGAGAAAACAATTATATCAAAATTTTTATATCAAAAATTTTACATTATGTACTAGGTTCCTCATTCAAAAAATTATGAAGTAATACATCTTTATTCATGTTAGTTATCTCTCCTGCCAACATAGCCGCTTCAAAGGTTTTTCGTATTATGTCATTCGGCGCTGTACTACCAACCTTTATAATTCCATGTTGTCTCAAATATTTACGCACATCAGTAATATTAGTTTTTTTCAATTCCTTTTGCGCATTTAATACATTTTTTCGTGTTTGTTTATCTTTTAATAATACGCCAACCTTTCGCAATTTATCTGATCTACCTAGTGTAAATTTGCGCCGAATTGTTCTTTTAATATAATTTTTCAATTCTGGTTCTTTAGAAATTTTAGCCTCTTCTTTTAAGCTTGATATATCAACCGGCATTATAGATTTATCTGTTTTTTCAGAATCAAATAGAGTTAAAGGATCTAATGTTAGTTTAGTGGCAGCCGCACCTATAGCACCTTCTGGACCAAAAGGTTCTAAATTTGCTAAACTAGATTTCAATGATTTATATTCCGGTTTTGCGCTATTTTCATTTTCTTGAAATTTTTTTAATTTATGTCTAATTTGTTCAAGGCGCGATTCTCTTGAGTCAGGATTAGATGAGGTATTCTGGATACTGGAAAATGTATTTTTTTTAGGCGGCGTTGGTGGTCTAACCGCAATATTCGTATTTACTGTATTTATTGTATTAGGAGCAATATCATAATTTTTTCGAGTTTGAATCCAGGATCTATAAGATGGTTTATTACCACCTTTTAAACACCCATATGGAACATCATTTACTGAATTATATTTTATATTCATAATATTATCATTGCTGGCACCACCCTGTGGCACAAAAAAACTCGATTTGATAGGCGTTGGCTCTTGTAAATCAAATGGCAAATCTAATTCGACATGAGGGGATCCTGTAGTGATTGATGATAATAATGGAATATATTGATTCCCATTAAGATTATTTGTTGGCTGTGATTGTGGTTGTGGCATTAATGTCGGTACACTGCTTACAAAATTTTTCATAGTTTTGTTCTGCATTGATTCATTTCTAGTCTCTCTTCTTTTATTCTTTGATAGATCTGACAAGTAATTAATTGCGCTGTAAAATTCATCTGAATATGTAGATTTATTACTATTATTATTACTGCTACTGCTACTGCTATTATTATTGTCAGGTTCTTTCTTATGATTATTATGTTCGTTTTTCCTATGTTCTTTAATCCTCCTTAAAAGAGTATTTTTTACAACATTTGGTTTAATAATTGGGGTTAGAGATGATTCTGTTTTTTCACGGAGTTTTCTCGTTTTGTTACCAGACATTTTAAATAATTCGGGATTTACTTGTATTATTTTTTTAGTATTAGACATATGTATTATATTAAAAAAACATTTTCAACAAAACAACACAAAACATTTACAAATATTACATTATAAATTATCAATTTATCACTTATTAAATATACATACTTGACATAATTTTTTTCAAATTATCAGCCTTTTTCAAATCATTATTTTCATTTTTAATAAACATTTCTAACCCTTTATTAATATCCTTTATAGTAACTATTTTTTTCTCAGATTCATCCAAACAAAAAACTCTCCGTCCATGAGCGATTTTTACCTTAGCAAACAATGTCTCAATATCTCTTCCATAAAATTTAAATACGTCTTTATTCTTTTCAAACCATTTCAGATTAATATCATTTTTATTGTCTGAAATAGACCATTGTTGATCATTCGCCTTTTTAATGAATATTTTATATAAATCGTCTGCTGTATAATCATCTGTTTTGAAACGCCAAGTAAAACGCGAGTTCAAACCTTGATTATAATTAAAAAAACATTCATTTAGATCTGTCTCGTATCCAGCAATTATTACCATTAAATTGTCCTTATGATTACTCAATGCTTCGCATAAGGTATCAATACACTCCTTTGAAAAACTATCGCGTTTATCTGGGCTACCTAAAGCATACGCCTCATCTATAAATAAAACTCCTCCTAAACATTCCTTAATTACATCACTAGTCTTAATTGCTGTTTGACCCAAATAACCGGCAATTAAATCACTTCTAGTAACCTTTTTAAATGTGCCCTTATTTAAGATCCCTATTTTTGAAAATATTTGTCCCATTATTTTGGCAATTTCTGTCTTACCTGTGCCTGGGTGCCCATATATGACGGTGTGCATGAAATCATTGCTGACTTGTTTAATCGAATCCTTTACATCTTTTACATCTACTACTTTATGTAGGTCTTGTATATAAAACAATATTTGATCAACAATATTCTCTTTTAAACTCTTCATGCCTATCATATTATTTAAATCTCTAAGAGGCTCCTTGATCTTGTGAAGGGTCTTCATATTTATATTATATTTGGTAGCCCGGTCATCTGGATATTTGTCAATAAGATCTAATAGATCGCTTATATTATTTATTTCGACTTGAATATTTACATGTTGTTTTATAATTGGTACAATATCTTCTCTTTTTTGCTGGGTATTGTAATTATTTTTAATATTTTGATTAAACTTTATTGTCTCGTTATTTTCAGATTGGTTTGGATCCACATTGTTACCAAATTTTTCAACAAGTGTATCATATATGTTTCTTCCAGTAAAATTATTGCTATTATATTCAAGGGTGTTATAGTTTGTCTCAATATTACTTACATAATCGGTAATATTATTACTAGTATTAGTAGTATTTGTATTTGTATTTGTATTAGTATTTTTATTATCCAAATCCATCAAAAACTTATTATAATTATTCACATCTATGAATGATTTATATTTTGCCATGTTAGTTTGTTTCATAAATAATAGATATTATAATATTATATTTAATGTTTATACCATTTATCTATATAAATTTTAATTATTAATATTTATTAAAACAATATAAAAATAAAATTGAATTTAAAATAACCGCTAGAATGATTCCATTAACAATAAATAAAATAAAACCAACAATAATGTCGAGTAACAATAAACAATCATCTAGGGTTAAAAAGGGATCAAAGAATATCGAATGGACAATTTTAGAACAGAATGAAAAAGATGGAAATAAATTATTAGAAAAGGAATCGAAAGAAGTAGTAAAAGAATCAAAAGAAGTAGTAAAGGAAGTAGTAAAGGAAATAAATACAAAATCTGACGACAACGCATTTGATATTAAAAATGATCAATATATTGAAGCGCCTTGGAATGTAATCGACTCTTATTTTCGAGATAAACACTTAGAACGCCTAGTCCGTCATCAATTAGAATCCTATAATAATTTTGTTGGATATCAAATTGTTAAAACTATTGAAATGTTCAATCCAGTACATATTAAGTCTGAAAATGATTATGACCCCGTCTCAGGCAAATATTCACTGGAAATTTTCATAACATTTGAAAACTTTCATATTTATCGCCCACAAATTCATGAAAATAACGGCGCTATTAAACTCATGTTCCCACAAGAGGCGCGCCTGCGTAATTTTACATACGCGTCTGCTATGACTGTCGATGTTAATATAAAATATATAGTTAGAAATGGTGATGGGTTACTAAATATCAACACATTTTATAAAACATTACCAAAAATTCATATTGGAAAACTGCCAATTATGTTAAAGTCAAATATTTGCGTTTTAAAACAATATAATTATGTAGATAATGAAAACACCGGAGAATGTCGTTACGATACTGGAGGATATTTCATTATAAATGGTTCTGAAAAGACTGTATTAGGTCAAGAACGTGCTGCTGAAAATCGTGTATATTGTTTTAACATTTCCAAAAATAATACCAAATACATATGGAGCGCTGAAATTAAGTCGATCCCGGATTTTAAATGTATTTCTCCAAAGCAGATCAACCTAATGATTTCGTCTAAGAACAACGGATTTGGACAGCCGATATGCGTTCAAATCCCAAGAGTGAAACAGCCAATCCCGCTATTCATTGTTTTCAGAGCGTTAGGTGTGATTTCTGATAAGGAGATCTGCGAATATATATTATTGAATATTGATAGCGAGAGGCATCAAGTCATGCTCAGCAACCTACAAGCGTCTATAATAGAAGCCAATAAATATATGACAAAGGAGGAGTCGATACGATATATTACCAGCTTTGTTATTTATACGCCGATTAATATGGACAAGGAAACCGGTATTAGACGCAAACACGAATTTACATTGGATGTTTTACAAAATGATTTATATCCTCATTGTCATACAACAAAGCAGAAGATATATTTCTTGGGATATATGGCAAATAAGTTGATGCAAGCAAATTTTGAATGGATCAAAGGCGATGACAGAGACTCGTATATTAACAAGCGCATTGATCTAACAGGCGTATCATTAAATAATCTGTTTAGAAATTACTTTAATAAATTGGTAAAGGATATGGAAAAACAGGTGATCAAGGAAATCAATACAGGATCATGGCGTTCAAAAGAAGACTATTTGAATATAATTAATCTTACAAACATTTACAAAATTGTAAAATCTACAACCATTGAAAATGGATTTAAACGCGCCTTGGCAACGGGTGATTTTGGAATAAAACATACAAACTCTAATAAGGTTGGTGTTGCGCAGGTACTTAATAGACTTACATATGTATCTAGTTTGAGCCACTTGCGCCGAATTTCGACACCAACTGATAAAAGTGGCAAATTAATTCCTCCGCGCAAACTACATAATACATCATGGGGTTTCTTATGCCCGGCAGAATGTTTTGACCCAGAAACTTCGATTTTGATGTGGGATGGAACTTCTAAGCTCGCGAAAAACATAATAATTAACGATGTTCTTGTTGACGATCTTGGAAATCCAACAAAGGTTCGCACCACATGTTCTGGGATAAAGAATATGTATGATGTGATTCCTGATAAACATAATTTTATGAAACATAGAGTAACCGACAATCATATTCTAACTCTTAAAATACGCGGTCACAAAACTATTACACAATATAATAGAAAAGATAGGAATTCTTCGCTAGTGACTCATAAGATAGAGTTTCTAAATCGCAAAGAAATCAAATTTCAAGAAAAATATTTTAACTCCCTTAAAGAGGCGGAAGATTTTGCTAATAGTTTTGAGGATGATGATACTATCGATATAACTATTGAAAATTATTTAAAACTGAATAAAAGAACCAAAGATCAGTTGGTTCTATTTAAAACAGAAGGTATTAATTGGACAAAAAAAGATGTAGAAATGGATCCATATTTGCTTGGTATGTGGTTAGGAGATGGTCTTAGTGATGGTACTGGCTTTGCGTTAAACTACAAGACCGACAATGAGACCTTGGCATATTGGAACAATTGGGCTCAAGATAATGAAGCAATAATTACAAAGGATGAAAGATATAAGTTCTCAGTTGTTTCTAAGAAAAATAAAGAAGCGACTGCTGCTGGATTATGTAATAGAGTAGAGGAAGCACCTCTAAAAAAATATCTTCGCAAATATGATCTTATAAATAATAAACACATTCCAAATGAATATCTTACAAATGACAGAGACACACGCTTAAAAGTTTTAGCCGGATTAATAGATACAGATGGTTCAGTTCGAGCTAAAGGTCATGAAATACGTATTTGTCAAGGTCCAGCAAATTATAGAATAATAGATGACGCTTATACATTGGCAATGTCTCTTGGGTTTTCGTGTGGAGTAAAAGAAGGAAAAAGTCAATGGACTGATGAAAAAAGTGAAGATAAAAAGTTTAGTACATATAAAGAACTAACAATTACTGGACATAAAATTTGTGAAATTCCAACTCTTCTTCTACGCAAAAAATTAGTGCCTATAGAAGATACAACTCTTTTAGTAAGAAGCAAATCATTTATGTGTAGTAAATTTAATTTAATAGAAGTCGGAGATGGACCTTATGTAGGATGGCAACTTCATGATCAACGTGGAAGATTCTGTCTGCCAGATGGTCTGGCAGTTCACAATACCCCTGAAGGAGCTTCCGTTGGCATTGTAAAGAATTTAAGTTATATGAGTCATATAACAATTCATTCAAATAGTCTATCACTTTATGAATACATAAATCCTCATATTGCTCACGTCGAAGATTTGTCACCAGTTGAGTTATTCAATAAAGTAAAGGTATTTATTAATGGATCATGGGTTGGCATATCGAATGACCCACTAACATTATACACGATGCTTAAAACTATGAAATGTAAGGGTATTATAAATATTTACACATCCATTGTATTTAATTATAAACTTCAGGAGATCCGTGTTTGTAATGATAGCGGTAGAATTACTAGACCCCTATTACGAGTAAAGGACAAAAATATATTATTAAGCAATTCTGTTATTGAGGGACTTAAAAATAACGAATTATCATGGGATGACTTATTCACTGATTGTAGGATAGAAGATGCTGTTTTAGAATACATTGATCCAGAAGAACAAGGTTTCAGTATGATTGCTACTAAGCCCAAGGATTTAATTAATGAGGAGCAACATAGTAAATATACTCATTGTGAAATACATCCCAGTTCATTGTTTGGTGTTGTTGCGTCGTGTATTCCTTTCCCGGATCATAATCAGTCGCCTAGAAATACATATCAGTCGGCACAGGCGAAACAGGCGATGGGAGTCTATGCTACTAACTACAATGAACGCATGGATAAGACGGCGTATGTTTTGAATTATCCGACGAGACCATTGGTTGATACGCGTGTTATGAATCTGATCAAAATGAACCAGATTCCTTCTGGATGTAATATTAATGTAGCGATTATGACGCACACTGGTTACAATCAGGAGGATTCAGTGTTAATTAATCAGGGATCTATTGATAGAGGGTTGTTTCAGACAACCATTTATCATACGGAGAAAGACGAAGATAAGCAGAAGATCAATGGCGATGAAGAGATTCGTTGTAAACCAGATGCGTCAAAGACCAAAGGGATGAAGTTTGGGAATTATAATAAAGTTAATTCCAAGGGCATTATTCCAGAAAATTCTTTGGTTGAAAATCGCGACATCATCATTGCTAAGGTGACACCAATCAAGGAAAATAAGAATGATCATACAAAGGTTATTAAATATGAGGACCAGAGTAAGATTTATAGGACGGTCGAGGAGACCTATATTGATAAGAATTATATTGACCGAAATGGCGATGGATATACGTTCGCAAAAGTGCGTCTTCGCGCTCTCAGAAAGCCAGTAATTGGTGATAAATTTAGCTCGAGACATGGTCAGAAGGGCACTGTCGGTAACATTGTGCCGGAAGCAGATATGCCATTTACTAGAGATGGAAATCGTCCAGATATCATTATTAATCCACATGCGATTCCGTCTCGTATGACAATTGGACAACTGAAGGAGACACTACTAGGTAAAGTTCTTGTTGAATTGGGGCTATTTGGAGATGGCACAAGTTTTGGAGATCTAGATATTACTAAAATTTCTGAGAAGTTGCTTACACTTGGGTATGAGTCGAGTGGTAATGAATTGTTGTATAGTGGATTAACAGGAGAGCAAATCGAATGTTCTGTATTTATGGGTCCGGTATTTTATCAGAGGTTGAAACACATGGTGAATGATAAACAACATAGTAGATCCATTGGGCCGATGGTGAATTTGACGCGACAACCGGCTGAAGGTCGAAGTCGAGATGGTGGTCTTAGATTTGGTGAGATGGAACGTGATGCGATGATATCACATGGAGCGGCAAGATTTACTAGGGGTCGTATGTATGATGCGTCTGATAAATATTCAGTACATATTTGTAAGAAGTGTGGTTTAGTCGCATCGTATAATGACAAACTACATATTCATCATTGTAGAACTTGTGATAATCGTACAGATTTCTCATATGTGGAAATACCATATGCTTGTAAATTATTATTCCAAGAACTCACAACGATGAATGTTGCGCCGAGAGTTATGACGGATCACTAATTCCACCTTTTAATCCACCTTTAAAAAGGTTCTGCGCAGCTAAGAGCCAAACAATCCAAATGAGAAAAGGTTCTGCGCAGCTAAGAGCCAAACAATCCAAATGAGAAAAGGGGTCCAATAAATGTTGCCAACCTGTGGCGACAAACATAAAAGGGGTCCAACCCACCTTGTATAAATATTTTTTTACAAAAAATTGAATTATTATTAAACTTATATTTTAATAATAAATAAATAGTAGATTATACCCTATATAACAATGTCAAGTAAATTTGAAATAACATTTACACCTATTTCGGTGTCAGATTCAACCAAAGCATCAGTAATTCATTATAATGAACTAGTTGATCGCAATATTTGGAAATGGAGTGATAGTCATATAAACAAGTCAAAAGTTGGTGATTTTCTAGCATTCTATTTCCATAATAGAAAATTAGTATTTCATAAAATAATAGATATTAAGGGGCCTGAATATAGATTGTCAAGTTGGGATATAACTACTAGAAACGTCTTAATATTATCACCACCATTATATGAAATTACATGGAATGAATGGGTCTTATTAAAAGGTCCAATGTCTAAAAATGGGACATACACAACAGCCAATTTACAGAAGAAATGGCCTTTGGTTTATAGGCATCTGTTAAAAACGCCTACCGCAAGGGTCATGAGTGACTATATTAGCGAACTTATGTCGCATGACAACGAATATGGGGATCTAAATAGAAGTTGGTTGAATGAATATGATGATCCTAGGGTTCCGCATCATACTTTATGGTGGATTATTTATTGCTGGGATGACATAAATTTACTTAATGCGTGGAATCGTCGCGACCAATTATTGTTAAATCGTTGTACACATAATAACAATTCCAATAAATATTCGAGCAGAATTCTTAGAGATTTTAGAGAAATTGCGATAGAATATGATGTGTGGGATGATTATTTAAACGAAAAATTTGAAAAGGATCTAGACACTGAAAAAATTAAAAGATATTGTAATGGAAATCAAAGGAAGGAAAATAGTGTAATTTTGGATAGCAAGTTGATTAAATGGGAGTATTATGAAAGAACTAAACATCCCGCGTAGAGGATTATTTGGCTCCATCTTTAAAGGATTATTTGTCTCCTTCTTTAAAGGATTATTTGGCTCTTAGCTGCGCAGAACCTTTTTAAAGGTGGAAAAGGTGGATCTTTGTGCTAACAAATGTCGTCAGAGCAAATAAAATACCTCCCCATAATGTGTCTATAATAACAGACATTGGCGACCAATTGGTGAATAAAGCCCAGTTTGTTGTTTCATAGACACCATAAATCACTAAACCCAGTAAAAACGCATCTTGGATACTACGTTTTGGTTTAATAATAAAGTAATTTAATCCTAAAATTAAAAATATATAACAAATCGCAGTGGCTAGAAAATTTAGTTTTAAAGAAGAACCTTGAATCTTTTGTACTTGATTGGAAAAGTATCCTTTCATTGTAGATAAATAAACATAGTCAAGCAATACCATTGTAATTGCGCTAACTAACAAAGCAAAGTCAAACATTCGGTATTATACATTATATATATAATAAAATGTATTATGTATTATTTTTTTGATAAATCTGGTAAATCTAATTTAGAAGGAAAGAACAAAATTAATTATATTATTATTTTTTATTGTTGTATAATATAAATGTCTAATAGTGTTGGAACAGGATTTTCACCATCAGCGTCCGGGAGATCCGGATGGTCGACTGGAGGATTAGGTGATTTAGTCGGTTATATCCCTGGATTAGGATTTAATATATTAATTGGAGGAAGTAAAACAAAAAATGGTCTACCTTCTCTTGGAGGCGGAATTAGAGGAATTATGCCCCAACCAGTTGTAGATCACGATAATTCAGACGAATTTGCTCAAACGCGATTCACATTAAGAGATGCTTGGAACACTAGCAGTGTTTCTGGAAGCGCATATCCCAAGCGAATGGTCGGTCCATTCCGTGCCGTAAACAATGCCGGTGATCTTCTAAGTAGGCAAAATTATTCTTGTGGTGGAACTTGCCAAAGTTTCCAAAGTAGACCTGGATTGAACGGTCTCAGACAGCGTTTTGGATCTATTTCTAATGCTTGTACTGCTGATGTATTTTATAGTTCAAATCAGTTAAATCCGGCAATTCCTGCTTCGGCATGTAATACTAAATTTGTCTATGATAGTTCTGATTATATAAAATTTAGAAAGAATCAAGCATTTAACAAGAATTACAATGATCGATCTTTTGGCGGTAATGAATATTCTGGATCGCAGTCGGCTTACAGAGCGATTCGAAGATACTAATTCCACCTTTAAGAAAGGTGGAGCCAAACGATTGGATACGTTCGTGGTTAAGAGACGTTCATGGTTAAGAGACGTTCGTGGTTAAGAGACGTTCGTGGTTAAGAGACATTCATGGTTAAGAGACATTCATGGTTAAGAGACGTTCGTGGTTAAGAGACATTCATGGTTAAGAGACATTCATGGTTAAGAGACAACTAATTTTGTTAGTTCATTATATAGGAAATGGATAAAAAACAAATAATAACTTTAGTGTTTATTGTTTTAGTATTGTTGTTCTTATTAAATCATATGGCAGTTACAACAACAACGATACCACCTACAACAAAAAGTAATACCTACATATATAAGCAACCAACAACTACTACTACTTATTATGCCAGTGGGAAATCTAACCCATATAAAGCCCAGTATTACAATTAAGTATTGTAAAAATTTAAAAATAAGAATAAAATAGTCAATAATATTATTATTATTAATTATTTTTCAGTTACTATATTAAATGACCACTCCATATGGAATTACAACATCAATCGGATCTCAGGGATATTCTGGATATGTAAATACGCCAATTAATGGACCATTAAGCACAAATCAATATCCATATTCAATGCCGTATCATAGTTACGGTACGCTTGTCGGTCAACGCCCAACACCGCCTCAATTCTTTCCATCTCAAGAGCCAGTAAACGCAAATATGAGCGTCAATGCCAGAGCACAATATTTAAGAGCAACTGATTTAAGTTCTAAACAACGCGCAATCCAAGATGCTATAGGAAAATTATCTACTCCAGTTGTATTTACATCATATTCAACGCAGAGACAGATCCCGGTTTCTAGTCATGTCAATTATATTCCGCCTCTGCCATCATCAATGTTTTTAAATATTAAGAAAAGTGTAGCCGTCGGTAAATCTGCTTACAAAGTTGGATTGCCTTTAGAAGCGCCCATTGGAACCAAAAGTTATGACACTAGTTTTAGACGAAGTGCTTTACAGAGAGCGCGTTCTGGTGGATGTACTGCGCCTAAAAAGAAGGGGTCGATCTATAACACGAGTCTTAGACCGGCTTTAGGTGCGTGGGGGGCTTTGCCAAGACAGACGTACTAATCCACCTTTTCACGAAGTTATGAAAAGTTCTGCTTCGCTAAGAGCCAAACTAATCTACTTTTTCACGAAGTTATGAAAAGTAGAGCAAAAGTCTAGGGATCCACCTTTTCCGCTTCGTGAAAATAAAGAGGCAAAAGTATGTGTTCTATAATAAATTTTTCTAAAAGTATAATATAAAATGATGAACAAGTATATTGTTGAATTTTTAGGAACATTGTTCCTCGTATTCGTGATTTTTGCCACAGGCAATTATTTAGCCATTGGTGCCGCTTTAGCAGTTGCGGTTCTCCTTGGCGGAGCTATTTCCGGTGGAGCATTTAACCCCGCTGTCGCGATTGCGCTCATGTATGCCGGCAAGCTTCCTCGTTCAGATCTAATCCCTTACATTGTTGCTCAAATTGCCGGTGCTTTAGCTGGTTTTGAATTGTTTAAGATAGTTGTTCATTAAATAATGTATTGTAAAGTATTTTAATTAAATTATATTATTTCTCGTATAATAATATAAATGGGAAAACATTATAGAACAAGTAGAAGAAGTAGAAGAAGCATGAGAGGTGGATTTGATATTAACGACTTAAATCCTTTTGGTTCTTCCTCCAATACTGCGGCTGGAACACAAAATGTGCCTCCTAAGGAAGCAATAGCAAAGATTATTGAAAATATTAACACAGAACTTAGTAAAATAACTGATTTAGTAAAGACATTACCAGACCCAACGCCACCAGCAGCAACACCAGTAGAAGTACCCGCAGCAACAGAAGTACAAAATGGCGGTCGAAAAACACGTCGTAGAAGATCACGTCGTTAATAAATAATTTTATATTTATAAATTAAATTAAATTAAATTTACATTTTAATATTTTATAAAATTATTTCATTTTTGGAATTAACCCCATCTTTTGTAGCGCCTTAAACGCAATATAAATACCCAATACACCTACTGAAGCAAAATATAATTGAGAATGCGTATCTCTTGGAATAACTGGCTCCCATTGATTACTATACACGCTATTATCAGTATTCATATTTGTAAATGTTTGGCGACACTTTACATTTGTACGGGGATTTCTTTTATCAGGGAAAGTACATGGATCTATATTATCTATATCAGTTAAAGTAACATAATGCGTTTCCTTACTCTTATGGTTATTTACATCAACAACCTCCATAGTTAATGGTTGGCAATCAGGCGTTAATCCCGCCATAAATGCTGACAAAATATGTAACGGATTAAAATTATTCATTTGCTCAATTGTCCCTGGAATTAATCCTCTAAATGATGAAAAATTTACACCTCCTAATCCAGATGAAATAAATGGCACATTTCCACTAGGTATATTATTGATATACATAAAACGATCCACTTCAGTATTTGTATCAGTTGCTAGACATTTTGCTCCTGTTTGTAAAAAGAATTTGTTACCCATTGGACCCTTTGGCACCGATGCGTCTCCTCCTCCAGAAACTAACAATTCAGTATAAGCAATCAATCCATTTATGTCTCTACCTAATTGTGGTAAATTTCCCTTAGGTCCCATCCCCATTTGAGAAGGCAATTTAATATTTTTTACATAATCATAACTGGGACCTAAATATTTTTCTTTTGCTGCCGTTGAATTTGCTTTAATATCTTCCAACATTGTTGGTTTTGAATCTGTTGACATATATATTTACTTTATATAAATATAAATATATATATATTATTATTGAAGATTTAAAGTGGTAGTTTTTCTTCTTCTTCTTGATCTGTATTTTCATCTCCAGCAGCAATAGTGGCCTCAGCTTCTGCCGTTGGATCGCCTTCACCAAGAGAACCGCCTTGATTCTCTAATTCTGCCTGATTTCCACCAGTCAACTGTGTAGATAATTCAGCGGATTGGCCTACTAAATCTGTTATTTGAGACTGTTGACTATTTAAATCTAATTTCATTTTATCTATATCATCTTTCACTCCAGCAATTTCTTTAACTTTGGTATTTAAATATTCTATATTATATTGATTTTGTGTTGCTAATTCTAATGCTTGATTGGCAGAACTACCCGGTTGGTATGGTTGATATTCTGCTCCTCCTCCAGTCGTATCAGTTGTTCCTGTAGTTGTTCCTGTTTCAGTCGTCGCGTCTGTTTCATTTTCCAACCCTTCAATCACCATTTTTGGATAAAATGCTAAAATTATTTGATATCCAATTAAACAAACAAATAAAACAATTAAAATATATATCAAAATCATTATTATTATATATACTACATTTATTTTCTTTTTATATTTTATAATGTCTTCAGCATTTTATCCTCAAGGTATGAATTCATGGAATAATAGGAGTCCTCAAGGCGGTTATAAAACATGGAAAGGACGAGGAGTGTTTAGTAATCCCGTTGGCGTAACCGCCACTCATATTAGACCATTAACTAACAATGATCCCGGTAATATTTTCCCTACTGGATTCGGATTACCACGCCCCATCAAGCATTACAGAAAGGGAACTGTAATTCCGGTTTATGTGCCTCCATTAACTAATCCAGACAATAAATTAGTGACTGCTGAACAGTTACAAATCGATTATAATATAAATAGAGCCGTTAAATCATCGATGGGGTCTTCATTGGGTGGCGGATCAGGCGGATCAGGCCTAATAAGTCAAATGATTGATGGTCCTGGACAGTTTATTGTGAAGGATAATCGATTGGATGATGCCGCAAATTTATTAGGTGTTAATAAAATAGATGCCGATTGTAAGACATGTAATGGTATTGGAATCGTCTCTAGTTGGTATCCAATTAATAATTTGACTGAAAAGCCGGAACTAATTGTCACCAATCCATTGTTATGTTGTAATCAGCAACGAAAAGCAAGACAGCGCGTTCTGCCAACAAGTACAAATATTAAAAAGAACTATTACCAGACTACCGATATGTATTTATATAATCGATGTCAGACATTTGAACAGCGTGAGTTCAACTTTATTTCTGGTACTAATGATGGCGTCTATGATCCAATTGCTAAACCCGGATCGCCCCTAGCTAGTACTAATTTATATGTAGCACAATGTAACCCCAATAGCACTATTGAATTGGGTGGACAGTTAGTTGTTTTAGATGCGTTGGCGCAAGCGCTGCTGGACAGAGGTATTATCACACAAGCCGAATTAAATTATTATAAGACACTTAATATTTCAACCATACGATCATTTATTACGGATTTTTTGGATACACTGCCTCATGCTAAACGAGTTGCTGCGGGCATCGCATTGGATGAATTATCCGCCAATCCGTATTTGAACGCATTAATTTATTCTGGGCCATCAAATCCCAAGGGCTGTAAACGAGTTTATTATAAACCAAATAATCCACAATTTGCTCAGCAGGGAGCAGTATCTAGTAGTACAAATATATTAAAATTAAATGTTGATACTATTAGCACAAATGCCGCGAGTATTAGTCGCGCCAGACTGGCACCAAATGAGTCGTATGATTATAAATTGAAAGCACCTACGTGTCAAGCGGCAACATATTCAGGCAATCCATTTTTCTTCCAGGGACAGCATCAAAATAAGAAGATATGTACTGCTCCCAATGGCGAAAATGATAGATTATTTGTTAGCGTTTATCAGCATGCTTCTGGTAATTATATTGGAGCGACCCAGCCATAAAGATGTTTACATGTATAATTTATTTTTCACAAATATCATAAGGCATTTTATTTTTATAATATAATTCTGGTATAATAGATATAGATAAATCTGGTTTATCTTCTGCTATTTCGACAATCTCTAATCTTAATTCATCTACTTCCTTTATTTCATTTACTTCCTTTATTTCATTTACTTCCTTTATTTCTTTTACTTCTTTTATTTCATTTACTTCTTCCTTTTCTTCAGATTCCTCTCCCTTCTTAGCAAATAAAAATATATTTACACGATCTGTAAACTTATTATGCGGCAACTGATTTTTTTCACACCATTGAATACATTTTTGTATATGATTTCGTTTAAGAATCTCTATCTTATCTTCTTTATTCTTATTTTTAAAAATATTTATAATTTGATCATATGCTTCTAACTGCTGCTGCCCAATTACGGCATTTGACTCTTCTATTTTATTGGAAAAATAATATGGAATAACATTATCAATAATAGAATGTATATTGCTGTTTAAAAATGAATTATCTAACATTATATTTTTAAAATGGGTATTCATTTGATGTAATAATTGCGTTTGTGATATTACATCACTATTCAAATTCTTACATACTATAAACCGATCCCCTTTGGTTATTTTACTTATAGAAGGTTTAATCAAAAATACCTTTTCAAAAATAGAAGAAAACACAAATAAAATATCAACAATTGATTTATAAAAAATATTATCAATTTTGATTATACTAGTACCCAAATTGGACTGATTATTTACAATAATATATAGTACTAATATCATATTCTTAATATATTGATTAATGTTAGTATAGTCAGTTTCTTTGAACTCAAAAATAAATAAATCAATTTTACCCATTGATGGAGATGGATTTTGAATAAAATTATTATATACGTTTTTATAATCAAATTCAATATCAATAATAACATCATCATTGTCTTCTCTTAGCATGTTTAAGAGATCAATAGTTGACGAATTATTTGAGGTTAGATGGGCTATATTAATTTGTGTTTTTACACATTCACTTTTTATTATGTCCCTTTGGGACTGGAAAATGGTGTTTAAGCTATGCCCTTTGTCAATCATAAATGCTGACAAATTCGGCAGTTTAGATGTGCTAAGGTTTAAAGATAATATATCTGTGATATTACAGATCTGAAACACTTCCATTAATTCAAAAAAAATGTTTGAATCTGGTTTTACTTTGCTAACTGATAAACACGATCCTGGGACATTGGTGTGTATAAATTCAAATGGATTCACTATTTTATTAATATATGAGATTGTTGTTTCATTACTATTAGTTGAATTAACATTGCTTCCAAACATTTTAAATTCATCAATGTTTAATAATTGGGAATATATATCATTTAAAAAATAAATAAGACTGTATGAAATATATGGTTTTATATCAACTGGTTTTATATCAGGATTGATCACAATTTTAAAATTATTTTTAGGTATTATATAATAATTCATTAAGCTATTATTATATACTATTTAATATTTATATCTTTTACAGTATACAAATTATAATATATGTTTTATTAATTGGCTATATCAAACTCAACTTGTTTTGGCTTTGCTTTGCGACTAACTTTCTTTACAGTTTCCCCCTCTCCTGTCTCTTGTTTTTTTGTTTTGGATTTTGGTTTAGTTGGTTCTTTCTCTAATATTGGTTCTTTCTCTTTCTCTTTCTCCTTTATTGGTTCTTCTTCATCAACTGCTTCAGTTGCTTCAAGAAGCGTAATTTTGCGCCTAAGTGGTTTTGCTTTATGCTTTTCAACTACTTTTTCAGTTTCTTCAATCACTTTCGACGCTTCCACTGTATCATCCTTTTCAAATTCCAACATACTCGGAATTTTACCCAATAATACAGTTGTCAACTTTTCTACATTTCTTTCAGACACCTTTTTAAACACAAAATAGCGATTCAGAAATGATATATCCTTTTCATATTTTGTCATATTTGGCGCGTCACCATATTCCTTCGCCCTTTTAGGATTATGTTTTATATCATCCATCATCATATTATAAAATTCTATAAACATTCCACTCCCTTCTGGAAGCCCAATCGATTTGGCTTCTGCTCGCGTAACCAATGCGAAACCATACTTTTCCATGGTTTGAACAAGGAAATCAAAGTTAACTAAATATTCCGATAATGTCTGATTAATCGAATCCTGAAATACCGATATTTGGTACCCCAATGAGCTATCATCGTCATCAAATGATTCGGCATCATAATCCTTCGTAACAGACCATACTTTTATATCATCATTATAGATCTCTACACTTTCACCTTGTTTTTTAGAATTGAGCATTTTGAACACGGATTGACCATCATACGCCGTGGCAATAAAGTAGCCATTTATTTTTGTACATTCTGCTACATTTCTTATAAAATTGTAAAATGTTACGTTATTTTCAAACATATAATGAAGCGCAAATTGGCATGATGATACATTAAAACCATCAGCCCCTTTGCCATGTTGCCTCATAACAGCAGGCCCTAATTTTGAATCTGCCGCACCTGTTCCAAAAATAGACTTGGTAATTGCGATTGCTTTATCGGACAACATTGCCTTTCCTGATCGAATATTTTGACTGCTATTACCATTTACAAATAGCGCATATGGCATTTGTTTAAAATCCTTTTTATAATTAAGGAATCTGGCACAGGCACCATTAATGCGATTTTCAATATTATCCTTCGAGATATCAATGCCAAATACAAATGATAAATTCGCAGCAATCCACTTTGAAAAGTCGCCGCCTTTGCCGCACGCATAATCGATAAGAGTATTGCCCTTTTTCGAAACGCTTTGAATAAGTATCTTTTTAACCACCAAATTATGAAAGTCTCTTAACCCTGTTGTTAATTTGTCGGATGTGATTCGATTATAATAAACGTCATCAGAGATTATATCGGCTGGAATATCTTGACCTGTTGAGATCATTTTTTCTGTAATTGGATTATGTATAGAATACCAATTATTGTTTGCGGTTTTATAATCATTACCAAACGAGTTAGATCCTTGTTTGAATTCGGCCGTCTTATCATACCGCACTCTTAAAGGTTCCCATTTCCATAACCCGGTCTTGGTTTGGTTATACGCAAACTCTATTATTGTATTATCTCCGAATACTTGTCGGTCCATAGTAAACATTTGTGGAGTATTTGTCGAATCCATTTCCATCATTATATTACAAAGTCCCGCTTGGGAATCCGCTGGCTCTGACGGGTAGAATTGTACTGGTCTATAATTGTCATCATTTTCGCTTTCCTTTACTTGTGGAAGTTTATCATCCAATACATCTTGGCATGGATTAATATACCCGTGTCGTTTTTCATCAAACCCAACTTTCAATATAAGCGTCTTGTATTGATTAAATTGAGTCGATTCATACATATTTATACCATTTTCAAATATTGGTGTTACAATATCATTCCCATCAGCACCCTTTTTAGTTGTAACTAGGAAATCAATTGTATTTAAATGTGCCGGTTTCCACTTAAATGAATGTTCCCAGGTATTTTTCTTTAAAGGTCCAGCTTCTAAAAAACGATGACTTCCTACTCCTAACAATGTTGGTGTAAATATGAGGCCATCTGTATTGTAATTAAATAATCCACTATTTATTTTTTGTAGAATATAATTACAGCCTTCAAATATATTATAGTTATCAGTCAGATCTGGCATATCTTTATTTTCTTTTTCTAGTCTAGGTTTAAAATGAGGATAGAAATTTTTGGAAATAATTGTTATAGGACTTTTGCTTTCATCTTTAAACATGTCCATAATTGTTTTAGCTACTTCTTTTCCCTTTTCTTTTGGATTTGACTTTAACATAATAGACACCGGCTTCAACATTTTAATAAATTCTTTTAACATCGGCAACCGACATCCCTGCTCAAAATATTTAGCATCTTTTATCTTAACATCAACAAATGGCCTGGCTCTTACATCTTGCCCTGCGATAAAATATATGTCAAATGCGGCAAATGTATTGATAAATGTTTTTAAAGTGTCGTGTAATATGAGCTCGCCATCTATCAACGAATTAAATAGTTTGTCATTTTCCGTTTTTGCGCCTGTAAATATTACATTCATGTTTGTGTTAATTAAATAAATACGACCGTGTTCATTTATATACATCAAATGTCGATCTCCGTCTGCTTTTTCAGTGACAACATATGAATATGGTGATGTAATGTTTGGCACGTTCATATCCGGATTAATTGGCGCTATATTTTTTAATTGTAGCGTCATGGAGCTCGGGCCAATAAAATCGCTAGGATATATTCTTTCCTTTGGAATATATTCAATATTCTTTTCTCTAAACTCTGGCTCATGAATCAGTTTCATGTAATTATTTATTGTTTGCTTTTGTTCGGTATATGATATTGGGAAGTTGGTTTTTTGTAACCCTGACAATACTATTTTAGAGATATGCTCTACTCCTCTTGTTAGATGCTCTGGACTATTATACATCGCCTTTGCGTTTGTATTTATGACTTCTATTTCAATTTCATAAGTTTCGCTATTTTGAAACACATTGGAATCCTGAATATTGTGAGTTTTTATAAATCTCCAATTCGAATCTTTGGATGAAGATCGGATAATACTTAAATCAATCCTAAATGGGAAATTTGGATTCTCAAATGATACACGTTTGATGTATCTAAATAACTTTTTAGATTTGTTCCAATTTGAAACTAATTCTTGCCCAATTTTGCCATTTTTACTAATAATTTCTTCAACCTTATAAGTCACTCTAAAATTAAATTCGTCAAAATCGGCACTTTTTATAGGCTGTGATTCAGCATTTCTGACATCGTTTTTTTTCATAATTGTAACATCATTGAAATTCTTCTGTATTATATGTTCTAAATTATTTGTCTGGCAATATTCCTGAATACTTGTTAGTCCATTTATTTCAATACGAAACCGGTCAATGTCATTGCCAGATCTGAACATGCCTGTATTTACATCTAAAAATTCTGGTTGGATTTTTAATGTATATGTCCCGATAGCTGATGTAGTTGTAAATCCCAACTCTTTGATCTTTTTTACTACATTATCATAATCTATTTTAGTCAAATGTTTAATGCCCTTTGTACCAAACTTAACTTCCATTTCATAGCTACTATATTTTTCTGATCTTGAATCTAGTAATTGCTTAGAAATTAGAAGTAATTGTTGTCTTGGATTTACTTTTTGTCCTTGATCTCTAAATGATTGTTTGCCTTTCTTATTTTCACGTTCAGCAGCAGCAGTAGCAGCATTGACGGTTTCATTTATTTGGTCAATATTTATATCTATATCTTCGTATTCTTCTCCTTTATATACCCCTTTTGTAGTTGGTTTCATGATTATATATATAAGTTAGACTTATTTTTATATTGTTATTCAATTTTTTTACACCTTTGGACAATTTATTTGTCACAAAGTGCCTGTTACCTAAAGTTTAAAAGTTTTGAATAAGAAGTTCGTAAATATCTTTCTTATTCAACTTTTTCTTATTAGTAGTATCATTAGTAACATTAATATCTAATTTCTTACATAATTCAAGCAATTCATCCACTTTATAAGAAGTCATTGACTTTAAATTCGTCTCAAACCCAGACATTTTATAATATGTATTTCGGATTGTTGATAGATCATTTGCTGCTATATTTAATTCAATATGATGCTCATATGTGACACCATTTCTATGGATAACATGAATCTCTGGATTGTCATTGTTAATACTTTCATATATTTTTCGCTTATCAACTAACAAAATATTTAAATTTTCAATAATACATAAAGCAAAAAATGTTTTAATTGAAATTCTAGTTTTGTTTGCTAAGTCATCTTCTAAATCTGTAAAGGGTTTAATCTTATTAATTTTTAATATATCTTTGTTTTTTCTTAACGTTTCAATATACTTGAATTTTTCAGTTTTTTCAATTGTGAAATATTGATTCCCAACTTCCATCTCGTATTTCGAAAACCCATATTTTAATATATAGAAGCACCAAAAAAGAGAGTCATGATGATGTGGTTTGTAAATATTGTTATTTACCTTTTTACAGGGAACCTCTTTGTCTTTGTCTTTATCTTTTATAATTAATTTATTTACATGTTTTTGATTTTGTACATTTGTATCTCTAACTTGTGTAAATATATTTTTATTGAAAGTGGATATGTTTTTGCTAGTAAGCATATAATCTTGTAGTTCGGTTATAATAGTAAGATCTGGTTGTATATTATTATTATTATTGTTATTATAATTATTGTTAGTATAATTATTATAATTCTTGTTGTTAGTATAATTATTATAATTTTTGTTATTATATTTATTCTTATTATCTACCATTGACATATTTATTGTTGTTGTTAATATTATTACTGATATTATCTTTATTATCTTTTACAAAATAAATATCTTTATATGACTGCTTTTGCTGCTCAATATTATTCAATTCAGTTTCCTGAGCATTCACATATGTAATATATGCCAACAATTCGCCCAATATTGTATCATTTAATTCACTCAAATTAATATGTATCCCATATTTATTTTCATTTATAATAACCTCCTTATGATTTGTTAATATTCGCAAAATTTCAATTTGATTGAATTTTGTCATATTTTCAATTACATCTCGCATATTATTTATTTTTCCAAAAGCTTCGTTATAATTATAGTCATTTATTTCACTCATTATATAAATTAATAATACATATTCTTTTAATATTATTTAATCAATATGTATTATTATTTTTATTTTTATTATTAGAAAAAAAATAATTATCTATTATTATCTATTATCATCTATTATCATCTATTATTATTATTATTTATTCATCTAATACAAGCCGTGGTTTTTTCACCATATATTCCTTTTGAGGAACTAACTCAGAAATAATTGACACATACTTGTCGTTTAACTCGAAACGCTGAGCTATAACACGAGCCACAAACTTTTCATTTTCCTCAATTGAATTAAAATAATCACTAGCGTAAAAGTGATCTCTAGCAATAAATAATATAAATGGTGACGGCATCTCCTCAGAACTCTCGGCTCGTATACCTGCTTTTGTAATATTTTTTGCTGTACAATTTAATAACATACCAGCAACCGGATAACATACTTCACATTCAAATACGACATCAAATAACACATTCTCGCCCTTGATAAGTCCACTAGAATATGTGATGACTCTAGTAGATCCTGTTTTAACAAACCCCTCTACAATACATTTCCCTTCTACCATGGAACTAATTGTGCGTTCAATTGTTTGATGAATTGTTTTTCCAATAGCACTAATAGGAAGCATGATATTTTTTGTTATTTGTGAAAGACTGTATACATTTCTTGTTTCCTTTTGCTTATATTTAATAGGTCTGGAAAATTTAGGGGCTGATTGTTTGTCCATTATATATTTAATATGTATTATTTCTTTTAATTATTTTTTCAATTTTATTTAAATAATTAAATGATTAAATGATTAAATGATTAAATGATTAAATGATTAAATGATTTAATTATTCATTCATTTATTTCTTTCTCTCTTTTCAAATTCATTATAAATAGCAGTTTCTGTATCTAAAAACCATATTGTATCTCTATTTGCTTTATCCTTTTTGTTCTCATCTCTTTGAAAGCTTCTTAATGTAAATTCCTCACGAATACACAATTCAAATGCTCCATCTAGTGTCTTTTTAATTAATCTATTATAATCTTCATCGCTCATCAGGGGATTATTATTGATGGCACTAACAAATTTAATAGCATCTGCTTCACTCATCTTTGGAGCCAGTTTTATTTTTTTAATTAAATTAGTATATATTTTCTGTTCCTTTTCATTCATTTCGATAGCAGGTTTGGTAATTTTACTAATTAACTCCTTATATTCATCTTGATTCATATTAGTTTCATTCTTTGCCTTATTAAAAAAACGCATCTGTTCTACAACATCCTTTTCAATATCATTTAACATAATAATAATATTCTTTTTACCTGACTGATCACATCGGTATGCTGTATTTGTTTCCGCCGATGTATCTTTCAGTTTAAATATCATATAATTTATACTATTTTCAAATCCAATAAATCCCACATATCTATTAAACTTGGCTTTTTCCTCTTTTTTTAGTTTATATTTTTTTTCAATTACTGGCTCAAAATCTCTTTTATCTTCAGGTTCCGCTGGAACCCATGTCTTATCCCTTAAGATAAACACATTCAAATTGCCGGTACTTGCGCCTGCTGTGCTTATACCTACACCTTCACTAAATAAACTTGATGGTCCATCAAATATAACAATGCCACTTAGACGCCCCTTATTTGCTAGGATTATTTTTGAATATAAATATTTCCTCACTTCTGTTGTAAAAACATTAAATAAATCTTTAATTATGTCGGTATTTTCCACATCATTTTCTTGTTTACTTTTTGTATTATCTGATATTTTTAGAGTTTCATATAAATTTAATATATTTTTTAATATTGATTCTGGAATTTCGGTTTCTAACTCCTTTGCTTTGGATGCTTTTGCTTTTTTTGCTGCCTCTGTAAATTGATGATAATAATTCATTAAATCTATCCGCTCTAACATCATTAACTCGTCTACAATATGTTCAATTAATAACAGTTTTAAAATATCATATTTTTCATTTTCATTTGATCCTGATATGATAGTGTCTGTATCCTTTACCATTTTCCTCATGATAATAGAACAATGTTCGTACCAATTATTATCGCCTTTTGAAACCTTTTGAGTGAATGTTGCCAATATATAATTAAAAAACATCTTATCTAACACACTTATACCCTTTATTTTGTTAGTATCTTCCAACATTTTGGGTGTTATATTTCGTTGATCTATAACTGGCTTTGCTATATCTGTTTTTATTTCAAAATTAATTGTATCATGTTTATAATCTAACGGTCTTGAACGATCAAATATTGAAATATTTGGATAATTTAATTCACTTGGTTGAAATAAATAGTATTCACCAATATTTATTAAATGACCCGTTCTGCCATATTTGTCTGTAATAAATTCTGAATTGTCTGTTATCATTTGCGTCAATGCCGCATAAATTTGATGTGTCGGATAATTATGTTCCTGTTTAATTAAAAACATTAGCGTCTTCTTTTTATAGAAGAAACGCCCATCTTGTCTATCATTAAATAACATTCTTATTCTTTGTATTATTTTTTCCGAATTAACTAACATAAATGCCTCATTATATGTATTCAGATTAAATTTGTCATTTACAATGTCTACTTTTTTTATATCTGGTAAGCACTCAAATGAGCAACTTTGGTAATCACATGTCGCTGAGTTGTCTACATCGCCCACCAAGAACTCTTCTATCGGTTCATGGTTTGATAGTATTTGTTCTACCTTGGCATTTTCACCTAGTTCTTTAATGAAGTTTTTTGTTGTTAGTTTAGTTTGGTCATGATTGATATGGCAATCGACTGAAATTTGTTTTAAGAGTCGTGTTACCTTTCCTATCTTTACTGCTTTTATTTCCGAAATGCGATAAATATATAGATCCGCTGCTTCCTCCTTTGTATTGGATAACATTGTTCCGTATAGAAATATTTGGACATTTCGTTCATTAAATGGCAAATCCTTGTGTGAAAAATTGCGAACACCTCTGCCTATGATTTGCTCCATTCGACTCACGTTATACCATGGGTCTAATATATGTATTTGACGAATTGCTTTAAAATCTAGACCTTCTGATCCTGCTTGGGAAAGTAATATGACTTTTACTTCTTCTCCGTAAATATTATTATCATCGGTTATAACTTTTATGTCAGCGTCGTTATTTGGCGACAAACGTTTGTCGCCTGTAATCATCGCATATCTTGCCGGTTTAAATGTTTTGTTGCTTTTTGATACGTCTACTATAGCAGTTGGTGGCTTTTTGAATAAAGGACTTGCGTTTTTACCAAACCTTGCGAATCCCATTTCTTCTAGAGCAAGAGCCATGGGAATTAACCCGCCGTCAATATATGATGAATAAATAAGAATAATGCCGTCTGAAAATGTTGATGCTTTTGCTACTTCTGATGCTGCCGCTACTTCTGCTGAATCTATATTACGTCCTAGTGTATTACCATATATATAATCACATATGCTTGCTATCTTTGAACTATATTTACCAATATTTTTCTGTTTGAAAATAGGTTCAAAACCATCTCTGTATTGGAAATTACCTTTTATAGCAGGGGTTACACTGTCATCATATAACATTACGCGTTTTAACCCATCAGTTCCTGTTAGTTCCCTAGGGTTAATATTTAATTGGATATTTGACGATATACTTTCTCTTTCTCTCTCTTTTTCTCCTTCTACAACAAATTCTACTGCTGGTTTTGCGCCTGCCTTTAATGGGAATTTTAACCCACCTATTTTATTTGATTTAGATTTTGAAACACTAATAACAGGAACACTTATGACCTGGTTCTTTACCGTCTCAACATCAGATATAGTGCTGCCCTCAATATTATGTAAGCCTTCTTTTACACTTGTTCTAGGACTTATAGGACTTATAGGACTTCTAAGACTAGTAGAGTCAACGAGCGTTTCTGCTCTAGGACTTATAGGACTTATAGGACTTATAGGACTTATAGGACTTCTAAGACTAGTAGAGTCAACGAGCGTTTCTGCTCTAGGACTCATAGGGCTTCTAGTAGAGTCAATGAGCGTTTCTGCTCTAGTACTTGTTGTATCAACTAGAGTTCCTTCTTTCTCTACACTCGATCCAGCATCATCCTCTATTATAGGTTCTTCTACTTGACTTTCTACTGGACCATTTGAAAACACCTCATCTATTTCGTCTGGTATATCATTTATGTTAGATTTATGAGGGGATAAATTGGCTTCATCATCTGCGTCTAAGTGTTCATCTTCATCTTCATCTTCATCTTCATCTTCATCTTCATCTTCTTCTTCTTCTTCATCTAATGGCTCAAACGGCCGAATTTTTTTAGATAATGCCTCAAGCCCCTCATGCGGATATATAATATTCAATGCTTCTATAGGTATCTGTAAATCTGTATAACCAAATGATTTCAGACTCTTAAAACTAGGCAATATGCGTTCCTGACCTGTTTTAGTCGTTTTTACACGCTCCTCCCGTGATCTTAATCTGTCTATAATATAATTATATCCCATCTCTTGGATTTCACCAATTGGCGTCAAAAATAAGCTAAGTTTTTGAATTTTATTCTTAGGTTTAATTGGTCGCCCATTAATTTGATAATCCGGATATTCATTTTTAGAATTAAATGTAAATTTTGTAGCAAACTGATTTGGATACACTCTAAATGGAAAAGTATATGGATTCTCACCTCGCACATATGAAATATATCCATTCGCCTTTTTAATTAACATATCTCGACCTTCATCCGTCATTTTTCCCGTTTTTACGTCAAAAATATCCGAAATTCCTATAATACCTCGCCGATCATTCATATTCATTAAATTGAGCAGCCATACAATCTCCTTATAACTATTAAACATTGGTGTCGCAGAAAGTAACAGAAGACGCAAATTGTCGACGATGCTCACCAAATACATCAGATTTTTCGCAACATTCTTGTTATCATTATCATCTGAAATACGAATATTATGAACCTCGTCAATCACAATAAGTCTATCACTATATTCATTTTGAAGATTCTTGGTTTTAGCAGCGTCTGTATCACCCTCTTTCCAGTGCCTAGCAATATCATTTGAGAATTGTAAATAACCAACAAAATAATACGAAGTACTTATAATGTTTTTTACTTGCTGGATAACTTTTTCCCGAGTCAATCCCTTCATACCAGTTGGATTTATCTCTTTCAATAATTTATTACCTAAACATCCCTTCATTGTCCATAGCCCATCCACATTTTTCAATTTGCGTTCATCAAATAGCTGGAGTCTAAAATTGTCCTGTACGTTTGGACTGGCGACAATAATGATACGCTTTGAAAGACCCATCTGTTTCAAATAGTCGCGCATTTCTTCACAGACACCAATTGCGCTACATGTTTTGCCTGAACCAAGACCATGAAACAGCAACAAACTATTATAGGGTGTTTGAAATGACATGAAATTCCTGACAAATGCTTGCTGGGGTTGTAATTCATAATCGGCATTACTTAATTCATTCGCATGTTCGGCAATTGGCGCAATGGTGCCGTCATATTTTGTATCACTAAATTCCTTTTTATTTTTAATTTTAATATTGAAATTTGGATCATTTAGATCTGGATATAAGTACTGATCATCGCTTGGTTTTTCGCCTAATTCGATTCGATTTAGTTCTTCTATTTTCAATAATTCCTTGTTATCACTACATTTTGGATTATAAACATTTCCGCATTCTATAGCACCTTTGTCTAAAATTACTCCCATCTTTGTGTTAATTACTCCCTTATTTGTATTAATTGCTCTTTTCATCAGTTACTATATATTATTAATATAATCTATATTCTTGTAATACTTTATTAATATTTAATATTAATTGCTTTTTCTCTAAATTATATGGTCTAATTGAATCCAAACACTCCTCTAGATTCTTCCACTCTAGTTTGCTCACTTCAGACAACTGAAATTCCGGCAATAAATCAACATGTTGATCCATATGTGCCAAAAAATACTTGTGTTTATACGACTTATGGTTTGAACCAATAAATATCTCCTCAAATGGCATTAGATTTTCCACTACTTTTATCTGATCTCTAAAAAACCCCGTCTCCTCTTCAAATTCTCGTAAAGCACAATCAATATCCTTTTCCTGGAAATTTCGCCGACCCTTTGGGAACTCCCATTCTGTTTCTAACCAATTGGACGTGCTACTATTTATTAACGATTCTAGTGTTACAAATTCAGTTGCTATATGTATCCCCAATTTTAACGCATCGAATTTTTTTTGAGACGATATCTCCTCACTTTTATATTGCGTACCAATATTGGTATCACCCCACATATTTCGCCACAATGTTTCAAACGAATTTGTCCTGATATTTTCTCTTTCTAAAACCGACATTTCATTCAACATATTTTGTAAATGGTCAATATTATGTTGGATATATTTACCGCGAATAAAATCGATATATCCAAAACTGTCTTTCCTCCTGATCATAAGGAACTGTATGCTTTCGTCCTTTATTCGAAATAATATTATACCATAGCTTGTAATTGGTAACTTACATTGGTGGAACAAATGCCCCTGTTTGCCACAGTTATTACATACATTATTTTTACTCATTTAGCTATATTAATCTTATATGTTTAATAAGAATTGTTTTTATGTTGTTTTACATTAAATGCCTGCTTTAGATCCAACCGTTTGGGGGCCACATTATTGGTTTTTCTTACATACAATTGCTATGGCGTATCCGATTAGACCAAATGATGTTACCAAAAAGAAGCATTATGAGTTAATACAAAATATGCCATTGTTTATTCCTGTTGAATCAATAGCCAATGAATTTAGTAAACTACTGGATCAATATCCGATAATAACATATTTGGATTCGAAAGATTCATTTGTTAGATGGATACATTTTATACACAATAAAATCAATGAGAAACTGGAGAAGCCAAAAATATCCATGAATGACTTTTATATCAAATATTATGAAGAATATAAACCCAAGGACATTAAGATGAAGGAGTATTATCGGTGGCGAGAGAAAATCATATATATCTTTGTTTTATTTGGAGTTACTGGATTAATTATGTATTTATATGATAAATAATAAAAGAATAGAATAAGAATATAATAAGTATATTACAATATTTATTATATAATAATATTGTATGAACAAAGGTAAGAAAAGGGGTAGTATTAAAAAACATAAAAAAAAATATTATATACATGATCATAAGATAACTAAAAAAAAATTAAAAGGTGGGGTAGTATTGACAACTGATAGTGATAATACTGGTGATAAAAGTAAAATGAATGTTGATGACTTTATACAGAAATTAACTGCTCAAAATAAAGCATGGGATGAATCTATTTCTACAATATATGATTTACTTAAAACAAATCCTCCACATCCGACGGATGATGGTAGTACACTAACACTACTAGACATACCTACAGATATAACAGATCTAAGATCATATCCATATTTTATATGTAGAGGAATCCAATCGCAAAGCATGATTGTTAATGGACAATTTGTTGGATATAATTTTGAAGATGAAGTTGCGTTCCCAAAACTTGCGTTGGCAACCCAAATGAAAGATCGAATAGATAGTTTGACGACAGAAATTGGGGTTCAGACCGCAGCGCTCAAAAAAAATAGTACTGATCTAAACAGTTTTAATACAAAATTTTCAAACCCGACAGAAAGAAATTTAGTTAACAAACGCAAAACATATGAAGACACAATATCTAAAATAACTGAATCTATTAATAAAAATAACTCTATTTTGAAGGATTTAACTGAAAAATATGAGACGCTTATAGCATCGCCATTATATAAAAATGAAGCAGCAATGAAGACATATTTTACCCAGATTTTGACGAATAAACAGGCTGACATAGCTGATTTGAAAACTGATATTCAAAAAATACTTGATACTGCTCCTGTTCCTGTTCCTGCTCCTGCTCCTGCTCCTGTTCCTGCTCCTGTTTCTGATCCATCTATATTAGATGGAAACAATAGTGAACTAGATGAACCAGTGCCAAATGATGTAAGAAATAAACCAGTGTCAGCGAATATCCCTGTTGATGAAAACAATAGTGAACTAGATAAACCAGTGTCAAATCGAGAAAGAATTAAACCAGTGTCAGCGAACGAACCCCAATTGCCCAGTAATAACATATCGATTTCTAAAAACAACGAACCTAATGTTAATAGTAATAGTAGTAATAGTAATAGTAATAGTAATAGCACAAGCACTTCCAAAAAAAGAGACTTAGAGTTGGTTTCCCTCAATAATAATAATAATAATAATAATAATAATAATAATAATGTTAATAGTAATAGTAGTAATAGTAATAGTAATAGTAATAGTATTAATAGTAATAGTAGTATTTCTACAAATATAGAACCTATAGAACCTAGTATTTCTAGTCCTGATGCTTTTATTATTCGACCGATATCACGAAATCCACCCCCTAATGATAAAAAATCTATGTCAGCAGAAAACATAGGTGATTTCAATTTAAATAATTCTCTACCACAGAAATCTTTTGAACAAGAGTTTAAGGATGAAAAAGCTGAGTACCTACAATCAATAAGGTTCGGGCGAAGGGGAAAAGGTGGGATTAGGCGAGGTGGAGATGGACAATCCGCTGGCGGAGTAGATGAAATTATACCCGAACCCACTGATAACCTGGCAACCAATCCTTATCCGGAAGTATATGATACAACATATGAAAAATTATATTTATATGTGGGTACACGCTTAACAATTGGCTTCAAATATTTAATATGTATTAAAATAAACGGCGGTGATAGAAAATATGTGGAGGTAACATATACATCTAACGGGTTTACAACTGAAACTGGCTCTGTATTGCCAAATGATCAAGATATTATCGTATACAGAGAAGCAACACCTCAAGAGTTATTAATATATCAATACCAAGCATTATTTGGAATCAGGACATATTTAAATGACACAAATCATACAATAAATGGCATATTATTGGCAGATACTTTAAATACAAATAAAGATTTAATACAGGATTTACGAACAGTAGATCAATCAGATATTGTATCACAAAAATTGTATGAAAACCCAAAGGTTAAACTTCCATTTTTACAATTTAATGAAAAACTTGGTAAAATTACTGAATTAACTGATAAAAATAATAAAAATATATTCTCAGGAATTCGACCAAATATATTTCAAGAAGTTATGAGTGAATGGCCGTCAATTGACTCAAATGTTGAAGCAGAGATGAACAAACCAATTCCTCCTAGTACATGGCAAAAAATGAGTGCCTCGGCTTCAGCGACTCTATCTAATTGGAAGAATAAATTATCGAATATTACGCTCCCAAATATGGCATCAATGATGCCGAGTCGTCCTAATTTTTTAACTTCAAATAATAGTGTAGATAGTATATCAATGGTGCCAGCAGAAAATGCGGATACATTACAACAGCAACAAGTTCAGCAACAAGTTCAGCAACCGCAGCAACCGCAGCAACCGCAGCGAACTCAGCTATCGGATCAATCTCAGCAACCGCAGCAACCGCAGCAACCGCAACCGCAGCGAACTCAGCTATCGGATCAATCTCAGCAACAGCAACCGCAACCGCAACAGCAACAACAAGTGAAACCAGATTTTGCTGCTAATACAGAAAAAATAGCCGTCATTACTGAAATCAACAATGGTCAATTTGTCGAACTGGATTCTAAGGTTAAGGCCAGTCCAAATTATATTGTAGTAATTGGGGACCGATTTAAATATATTGGACCGATTATTGACAATGGTAAGATTATATCTATATCATCTAACCTTGGTAGACTCGAAGATTTAAAAGGAAATGTATTAATCAAAGTTGGATCTCCAGAAGCATCATGGAAAAAAATAGTATTAAATACAGACTCTAATCAGTATACTAGTGTAGCTGAATTACCTCAGCAATGGTCTGTTGTTAGACCAGAATTTTTTGGAGACATTGTTGCGGATCCAACATTTGCGGCTGCTTATACAAAGGCATCAACTGACCTAATATTTGGTAGCTCGGGGTCATATTTGGGTAATAAGGATCCTACAAAAATGGCAAAGGCTGAAAGAATATTGTTTAGAGATATTGTTATTTACATCACTGCGTATATTAAGGTACTTGAAAAGATAAATGGGGGATCTAAAGAGGATGGAGATGAAAATAATGATAACAAATGTGATAAAGGAGGTGGGCAAGTTGGAGGATACGGTCGTGGTAATAAAATTAGGGGAACCATGAATGATGGAACACGAAATGTAACTGGAACTATATCATTAAGAAAATTTTCGGGGACAAAAAAGAAAAAATCAATATATACATATTCCGTTAATTGGGATAAAGATGGAGTAAATATTGTTGAAGAAAATGTACCTGAATCAAATATATATGGATTGGCTAGTTCTAACGAAAAAAAACCAAATAATAAAGCTACACCATTGAATCAGGAAGAAGTGAAGGCAGATGATAGGTCTTCTCTTGTACCGGGATCCTCTGAAGATATACAAAAAGCTATCGCGTTGAATCCAGGGGTAGTAAACCCAGCAACACAAGCAAATAATAGTGCTAATTTGAGTGCCTCTTCTGAAGAAGTCACGTCGGCTGTACAACCAGTAACTGCTAGAGCTAGTGGCGTCTCACAAGTGTTACCAACACTCACAATTGACTCTGGTGGCCAATTAGCAACATTAACCAAATCAAATGGAGACAAAGTTAAGTTGGAAGTAGGGATGGAAATAACAACTATTAAAGTTGCTGGCGTGAGTATGAGTGATCTTAAAAATACATATATAATACAATATTTCAACCCCTCTATAATTGACGTAATCGAAACTGACAAGGACTTAAATCCCAATAAAGACGTAAAGTCTTTAGAAATAACTAGCGACACCACAGATCTAATAAATTCAATTGAACCTGTCATATCTTCCGCATCAGGTTCGAATAGTGCTAGTGATAGTGATAGTGATAGTGCTAGTGCTAGTGCTAAAGCTAGTGCTAAAGCTAGTGCTAGTGCTAATCTTAATCCTAATCCTAGTAGTAAGCCTCCGGGAGTATTAGTCCCAGACATGCCTACTCCAGATATCGATCTCAATCCCGCTCAAATTAACTCCGCTCAAATTAACTCCGATCAAGCTGTATCTAAACAAATAATAAACAATACGGGTTTAGCGCAGGATCAAAATTTGAGCGCAAATTCCTCCCTTGTGTCATCAAATGTGGAGCCCGATAAATCCCAATTGAATTCATCAGTCCAATCAAATGACATTTCCAACCTTGAAGTTTCTAATATTTCAAAACCAGATTTGAATACGAGCGCCAGTAATAATAACCAATTAGATAGAGAATCAGAATCAGAATCAGAATCAGATTTAGATTCTAGCTCCAATAGTAGTGATTTAAGTGAATTTTCAAATACAGGTCCCTCTATTACTGATTCTAATTCTAATTCTAATATGAATATAAACGAATCCAATAATTTGTCATCAATGTCTCAAGGTGACAACCAAAGTGTTTCAGTTAATCAAATAAGTAATGGATCAACTAATTACCCTAGCGACTCATTGAACTCATCCAACTCCAATAGGTCAACTGACATTACAGAAGGATCAGAAGGAGAAGGAGAAGGAGAAAATTTAAATCCGAAT